ACGCAAAAAAACCGCAATTAAGCGGCTTATCGTTGAATTGAGTATTTAGAAGTAGTCGTTGAAATCGATGCTGTAACATCCCGCATAGACTATTTGGTTGAACATAGAGTTTGCGTACGATGGGTAGCTATCTAGTGTCCACATCTTCGTTGCCTGTATTCGGTTTCCTGAAACAACAAAGCCAGACATATAACAGTTTATTGAGTTCCTTTCGTTCTCCAGCCAAGTGTTTGGGCTGTCCATAGTGAACATCGGGACGCTGAACTTGCTTGTCGCCACATTGTTGTTTGTATTGACAATTTGTCCGTTGTTATAAAATGGACAATAATCTGATGAAAAAGCTACACCACCGTTTTTATTCCAAATCGTTAACCCATCTGCTGGTTGTAAATTCAATCCATACGCAAAGATAACCACATAAACGTACCCTGCATTTCTAGCAATCACTCTAGAGTTAGGTCTATCATAGCGAAGCACCTGACCTGACGATTCCGGTCTTAAAAAAACTAATGCAGATCCACGATTGGGGATATCGGCCGGTATACTCCAATACCCTTTACTGTATTTATCCACATCGATATAAATTTTTTTACGGTACACGCAGTAAGCTACCGTGGATTCTTGCGTGATTGCTCTGAAATTATCAATCGCGGCATCTAGCTGCGAGTTAATGAACAAACCGTACGAATCTTGCGGAGCTTCCTTTAGTACGCCATACAAGAAAAAGTGGGAGTTACCGTCACTCCCCGGCAACCAGCCCGAATCACCGCCCCACCAGTCATAGTTACAATAGAATGTATCGCCCGACACCCAATAGCTTCCGATACTCACGCCCTGCACAGAACCATAAGCAAGAAAATGACACAATGCTGAAGGCACAATGACCACATTGTATTTCGACATCCCCGGTACATTAACTGACTTATTTTTTTGATATCGCTGAGGCTCAAGTGGGTGAATAACAATATGCTTTAAGAAGGTTAGCGGATAAGAGTTGTTGGTGATTTCAATCGGCTTCCCGCCGTCTTTAGGGTTAATAAACAAGCCATAATCATCACTCATACCGGACGCCTCCCCAGCTTTACTGTCCATCGTTTATTCTCGTCAAACACAGTCACCCCAGTGCTATCAACCCGTAATTGCCCATCATCGCTAACGATTTTAAAGTCTCCACTAATAAGAATATTGTGGCACTCAATTTCTCCCGTTTTAGCATCGATATTAAAACCCATCTTACCGGGGATATAGTTTGCTGACGTCATTTTTTCAGTTACAACAACTTCGTTAAGCCATGCCTTGCTAATAAATGCTTCATTCATGAAAACTTGACCGTTTTTCATGTATAAGAAGGGCTCCATTTTTCCATTAACTGGATTATAGAAAGCAAAGTTATTCGCATTGAAACCGATGAATGACTCGATTTTACCGTTTTTCAATTCAGCACTAATCACCATACCTGCGGCATTGTATTTTTTACCATCAACAACAATCGTAATGTTCGTACTGTGCATCGCATAACCTGCACCTTGCTTAAACTCAGCTTGCATCTTGGTATTGATTAACGCCTCTTGCTCATTGAATTTCACTTGCACTTGGGTTTGCGATTCTGCAAATGCCGAGTCCAGCTTTGCAATCGCCTTGCCTTGCTCAACAACCCCTGCTTTGACGTCGCTAATCGATGCATTTATCTCTGTCACTGATTGAGAAAATGCACTATCTAACTTCGCAACGGCTTGATCTAGCTTCTTGACCTCGGTTTGCACGCCATTAATGGAAGCATTGACCGACGTAAATTTTTCTGCCCAAGCTAGCTCACTGTCCGCGTAAATACGCTTCATTTCTTTAACTTCAGCCCTAGACTCGCCATGCAGAACAAGTAAGCTCTCTTGAAGCTCATAGGTCGCTGCCATGTTGATTAGGTTTGACTCATTGAGCCATTCAAGATTTTTGCTAAGCTGCTTTCCCGCTTCGGCTGACATGAAGTGCTCATCGAGCACTGGCATGATGGTATCAACATTAAATTCAGACTCTCCACGAACAAGCGTAGTCCACTCAGACTCATTACCCGTTTTATCAACCAATCTCGCTCTAAAATAAAAAGCAATACCTGCAGCCAAACCCGCTAACTCATGAGAACGCGATGGGTAAGGAACATCAGCCAGCAACATGAGCCCATTTCCATCATTGGTTTTACTGTACTGAACTTCTGTTTTTAACGTGTCACTGGTATTTTCATCAAACCCCCAATCAAGTTTAATGCCAAGTACCAAAGGTGACGCTCTGAAATTAACTGGTTTCGGTGGATTGCCTACTTTCCCTGTTAATGTCGTTTCTGGTGCATTAGCCCACAGACTAGAGATTTCAGAGGCGTTAATCGCTCTGACCCGAACTTGATATCGACCAGAGTAAATTCCATCAACATCAAATCCCAGTGATGATGTGCGCGGAACATTGATCCAGTTGCCATTATCACGCCGCCACTGAGCCTCATACGCAATCGCACTCACAGGCGCTTCCCAACTGACACTCAGCGTAGAAAAAGCAATGCCCTGATCCACTCTAGAATAAGATGAAATTTTTACGTTTTTCGGAGCTGGCTGAACACTTGGAGGAATAACAGTAATAGGACGCTCATCAATTCGTGCGCCGGAGTCAATGTGTTCATAATTGTCAGGGTTATGAATGGCACCACTGATAGTGTAAGTGTTATCGCCGTTGTCGCTGATATTAATCACTCGATATAGTTGGACGGCTAAATCATCCGAATCAACGACCCATACAGCCTCTTTTTGCGGTACTTGCGAATACTCAACGGAAACCGTGACCACTTTTTTGTTTACCGAAGTAACGGTTCGCCCCTCTGACTTCCCATCAGGCAAGTTGATGATCAGGCGGTCACCCGCTTTAATTGAGGTGACTCTATCGAGGGTAATATTTCTCCCATTCGCAGAAGAGATACGCCCACCGGTATCACGCCCAGCCAAATTTGAATCGGCTACCGCGATAATATGACCAGGAGAAGGAATAGCCCCTTCTAGTCCTGTAGCAAAGGTGATCATGCGGTCATTCGCATTTGTGAGTAATGCCCAACGTCCGCGACGATTTGCTTCACTTCTACGGGTGCAGCCAATCGCGGATAACTCAGTTTTGCGTACACCATAACGACGCTGAAGCTTTAGGTCAGCAACCGCTTCAACATCATCATTACTGTGATTATCTGTATCAGTAAAAGATACCAGTGCTTGCGTATAGCGATTCTGGATACTGCCACCTGAATATGACGGCTTACCGCCGACAATATTGGCATTGGTGAACGTACGGAAAATGCTGGTTGGCATATCTGCCACAGCGTTCACTTTGTTATCAGCCCAAAATGTCATACCGCGGAATATCGCCGCGATATCACGCAGGACGGTGTAAGCTGACTCTTGCGATTGGATATACACATCACACAAAAAACGAGGCTCCCTACCATCCCCACCGCGCCCATCCGGCACTAGTTCATCACAATATTGTGCAATCTTATACAAGTCCCACTTTTCAATCTGAGAAGCCTTGATCCGGTCACCGCAACCATAGCGATTATTGAGCACTAAATCATAGAACACCCACGCTGGATTATTGGTTGCGGCCAGCTTAAAGGTGCCATCCCATACACCTGAGTAAGTTCGATTAACCGGATCATAGTTATTAGGTACTTTAATCAGCAATCCACCTTTCGGACGAACACTGATTTTAGGGATGCGATTATTAAATTGGCGAGCATTGAATGTGATAAAGAGAAGCGCTGTGTTTGGGTAGCGCAGCTTTGCATCAATCACCTCAGTTAGAGCCGCAATCGTGACTTTATCAGCGATGCGAGCAGTGTTCTGATTCTTCGTAAGCCGACGAATACGCAATTGCCAACCAGTGGTGGCTTTGGGTAAATCAACGCGATGGGTGCGTTGGTATTCGCTTGTTGTTTTTCCATCAAACGCTGACTTAACGAGCTCTTTATATCCTGCGCCATCCGTGGATAAATCAATAGCGTAATCAACGCGGTAGCCTGTCGTGTCTCCGTTGTCATGCTGACGCATTAATTGCGGCACCGACAAGCGAACACGAACGGCGGATAGCTGAGTATTGTTAATCATTCTGACATACGGTTGGTCGTCTTTCAGCTCCATGCCGACAGAAATATCATTATCGACAGAGGGAATCCCCTGAATATATTCTTGCTGCTCGCTGCCCGGTCTAAACTCCCACGTCACGCCTTCGAAGTTTTTGGTACCGTCTGAGTTGCCTATCGGTGTATCGTCGAGGAAAATACGAGTATCATCCAGCCCGCCTGCAATTTCACCTTCAGAGACCGCTAACAGAATTTTTGCGGTAGACTCGGAGAGTAAGCTATCTTTTGATTCGACGGGCGTATGACCGCCACCACCGCCACCTTTGGCACCGTATATCGTTTCCATATTTCACCCATAAAAAAGCGGCATTTAAGCCGCTAATATTGTTCTGTTTATCTCGCTATTTTTGGTCTTCGGTATATATCCCCGCAGAGATAATCGCCCCACCGACCTCACGTCGGTCTAGCCCATACAAAAGCGGTACCGGATTCCCCTGTGCTGTCGTGTTCACTGAGCCACCAAAAGCATAAGATGGCTTATTGTCTGCATCTTGTCGCATTGACAGGCCTTTTGGTTGAGGGGATAGCATTTGGACAACACCACCCAATGCCACTGCGGCACCAATCGCACCAATCATGTCGCTGGCCCACAGTGCAGCTCCCCACGGCGCAAACATGGCAACACCAATTAGTGCCACACCTAAAATAGTCTGGAAGAAACCACCACGTTTACTACCTTTGATTACAGGAGCAATGCGAATTTCTTCGCAGGTATCAAGATGCAATTCATCTTCTTCAATATTTCGCTTGCCTTTGAACACAGCAAACTCTAGCCCTCTTAGGTGTGCATTCGCTAGGAACTGTTCAAACCCATCATAGAGAATAGATAGCGCCTTAATTGCTTCGCGTGGTGAATCAATAGCAAGTCTATGCTCGCGTCCAAACTTGGCACCCAAAATGCCATAGAGCCGTATTGTTTTTAAACTCATGCCAACTCCTTGCGCCTGACTATTTTTACCGTTCTATCGCGCCAGTAATCACTGTAAGGAACTATTCGGCTGAGCTGGCCGTACAAGTGATGAAGTAACATGCCATTCACTATCACCCCGGCATGGTTCGGAACGTCTGCCTGTACTTGCATAATGACCATATCACCTTCTTTCAAGTCACCGGAGAACTCAACAAAGCCCTCTTGCTGCCAGTTGTCCATGTACAGGTTTCCGCCCTCTTCCCACCAGTGATTTTCGACGCTGTAGTTACGCAGCGCTATGCCGTGAGTTTGTCGGTAGTAATCCATGATGAGCGACCAGCAATCCGCATGACCCAACACAAACGGACGCCCCTCTAACTCACGTTCTACGCGAGGCTGAATAGTACGAATATCACCTTCTGGCCATGACGCTATTACCCATGGCAACCCTGTCGCATCACACTGTAACTTATCAATTTCACTCGGCTGAGACGTCACGCCATCACCACAATGACTATGCACTATCGCTATGGGGTCTCCCCAATCTTCGGCGGTGGCATAGTCTTCAGGGGAAAGCTCAAAGTGTTCAATGGGATTATCGGATAGATTACGGCAGGGGAAGTATTTTTTGACTCGGCTTTTTTGGCAGATAACACCACAAGCCTCTTTGGGATATTCCGCTTTTACATGCTGAAATATCGCCTCCGTTAATTTCTTTGTGATCATCGTATTAATCCCGCTGCTGGGAATCCTCCAAAATCCAAAGGCTCATTTTCACCAAAGCGTTTTTTACAGTCACTAATGAGTCCGCCACACTTATCTAACGCGGGATCATCGACAGGTTCGCCACGCTCATCGAAGTATTTATTCCCCGTATAATTACACCCTCGACCACTACGATAATCACCTTTCATACACCAGTAGCAAAGGTTGTGTATCTGGCGAACGGGTATCATTATCCCCTGCAAATCGAATGGGCTGGACAGCTCAAATTCAACAGATTCCCCGGCGACTTCACTAGTCTTGCGGTCAATGTAATAAACTTGTTTAAAACACTCTTCAGGGTTAGCCGCTGGGTTTCCTTCTGGAAAATTTTTATCATCAAGATAGTGAGCAAAGGTTTCATAAATAGTGACTTTTGCTAATGCCATGTCATCAAATTGCAAGCACAGAGAAGAGATGAGCCCATCAATGTTAGCCACTCTCAATATAGGCCTAGCAGGACTTCCATCGCTATTTTTCGCTATCCCTTCGACTTCATAAGACCACGCACCGTACTCATTGCCTTGCCACCAAATAGGTTTAGGTTTGATGTTACCCCTAGAGGCGTCAATTTCTTCTGGCGTGTGCAGTAGGTTGTAAGCATGGAATCGAAGAATAGGTCCATCAAACTCACTACCATCCACCTCAATCAATTGAACCTTATTCCCCGGTTCTAGCCTTTGAATATCCGATGTTATGTTCATGCGCTAAATGCCTGTTCAAACGTTGCTGTTATAGTGATAGAGCTACCGCCAATTGGTTTTAATGTGATGGAGTCTGCCTTCACTCGATACAGCCCTTTATCACCAAATGGCGGCGTCCAAATAAATGATTTTGCTGTGTGTGATCGGATAAAGAAAAAAATAGGTATCACCTCAGATTTATGCCCTGTGTAGGTGATAGGCCATGATTGAGACTCTATATTAATACCATCGCCTGCCACTTGCTTATATCCATCACCAAATTCAACTTCTCTGATGCGGTGTTTGAATTCACCAGTTGGAGCTTCTTGCGTTTGAGTTCGCCACTTAAATTCTTCAATCATGGATTACCTCTTAAATAGACGATACGAATCAGCCTAATGATCAAATATCAGGATATTAAATAGTTAAATTTGGTTTATGGTTAAAGGTCAGCCCTATGAATTTAACCGAAGTGATGGCTGATTAACTTCGGTGTGAGGAATTGAAATTGCAAAAAACCAACATCAAAACAATTAGCTATGAGTTCCATACTGATACAAAAACAGAAATGGACTTGTTAAAAGAGCTTTCATTTATGAAATTAATAATTGCCTTGCTTGTTGATAAATTATCTCAACAAGATAGAGCCTCAATAATCGAAAATCTCAGGCAGTATGATGATAAAACGCTAAATGACTATATTAAAAACTTTGAAAAAAGTAACAAATAATTAGTAATTCAACAGGGTCATGATAGTGGCCCTATTTACTAATAAGCACTCCATCGAAGTGAGCGTCACCATTGTTACTAATAATAAGTCCAGATTGATGTTTACTGATAGCTTCATTAAAAGCTTTCTCGTTATCTGCGATTGTTGCTTGGGTGCTAAACATTGTTGATTTTGATACTTCTAGTCCGCGGCTTATTACCTTTTGCATGTCGGCGACCTGTTTTTGCAATATTGCAATTTGATGTGCTTGTTGAGCTAATTGCGCTGATAATGCACTAAATGATAATTCTAAATTTTGATTACTCATAACTACCTCTTATTTTTCAATGTAATTGCTGTTCTTATCTTCCACTAGAAACAGCTTTAATGATTTTGTATAAGTCGCCACCTTCTCGGCTTTCACTAACCATAAGGCGTTTAATCTTATTTGTTAATGACTGCTCAGCAGCTTTCATATCTGTGTTCTGCATAGAACCTTGTTGCCGACCGCCTCCCTCAACACTAATACCACCAAGGTTAACATTCACGTTAACCCCACCAGCTGGCTGAGCACCGTAAACCTGAACTCGTGGTTGATTAACTGACATTGGCTGAGAGCCACCAACATAACCACCTGAAGCGTAGCCTTTCTTACCAGCGTCCATCAGACGGTATAGGTTGGCTTTACCTAGCTTGGCTGTGCTGTCTTTATCAAATACGAACTCCCCTCGATGGACAACTCCAGCTGCGTCATATTTACCGCCATCACCAGTGTACCCACCTCCAGAGAACCCTAGGAATCCACCTACCGCCGTTCCACCAAATGCCGCTTTCATGGCATTCAGCATCGCCATTTGCATTAGCATTTTGGTGGTCATTTCTAGGAATGAACGAGTGAAATCACCAAAGCTTGCCTTGCCAGTTAAAACAAAGTCAGCAACACTATTGCTCGCACCTTGGAAAAATGACTGACTGATTTGAGCTACGTTGCCGTAAACATTCGTCGCTTGGTCTTGGAATTCTGCGAACCCCTTTTTAACCCCAACCTCCCAATTGGCTCGTAGAGAATCCTCTTTTCCGTAATAATCCTCTAGCGCCTTTTTCTCTGCCGGTGATTTAGCCTGCTCAAGTGCAATATCACGCTGGTACATGCGGTCAGATTTACCAGCTCCCATATCCAGCGCACGACTTCTAGCATTGATTTCTTCTACTCGTTTGAGTTGTCTATCCAGCTCTCGGTTATGTTGCTTCTGAAGTTCGACAGCATCCCCAGCGACTGCTAATGCCTTTTGTGATTCAAGGACACTTTCTTTCTTCGCTAATAGTGCCTGCTCATCTTTGGTGAGTTTGCGTGTTGACCTTGCTTCTTCTATTACTGATATTTTAGCTTCCATATCCCAAAGCTTTTTGCGCTCTGCACTTATCACATCAGCAACAGTTTTATGCTCCTTCAATACTTTCAGTTGAGACTGTAGAGATACTAGCGCTTCATTAGCTGATTCATCCGCCCGAGTGCCGTAGTCTGGACGGTATTCTTTGCCTTTTGGTGTTTTGGGAGTTCTTGGGTCGGCATGCTTTCTTTTTATCTCTTTTTCATATGCTTCAAATTCTTCTTTAGTTAATGCCCATTTTTTTGATTCAAGTTTTGCCAGCTCTTGCTCTCTCCTTATTTTTTTGTTGGCATACCTATTTTGTAAATCATCCCTTACCTTAAGTTTTTCTTTTTCCTTTTCTTCTGCCTGTCTTTCGCCATTCTCCCTTGCTGCCTCAATATCGCGCTGATATTTTTTCTCTTTAAGAATCCCTAACTCATAACGCAAATCATCAGCTGTTTGCCCAGTATCGTTAAAGTGAATTCCTTTTGATGCCGTATTAACCTGAAATTCAATCAGCTTTTCTTCATACTCTCTGATCTTCTGATCTAGCGTTCTTTCACGACCAATATTAAGCATCGCATCCCATGCTCCGCTTGCCATTTCCTTCACGCCTTCCCATGCGGACTCAAGAGACCCTAAATTATCTTTAATTTGCTTACTGCGGTCTTGCATGGCATTAGCGTATGACTCCATAGCTATCTTAGCGGCATCCTGCTCTTTGCCTTGCTCTTGCAGTGTCATTATTTGCTCTAGCTGAGTGGCAGTTAAAAAATGAAGAGACTTATCTAATTCAGTCACAGCTCTCACAGGGTCATCTTTCAGCTTTTGAAATTGTTTAATTGTTTCATCTACTGATTGGCCAACTGCCTTCTCCATCGCAGTTGCTGTTTTTGACACCATATCAACAGCGCCGCCAGAAAATGAGCCAGACCCAACCACTTTCGAAATTGCATCTGCCATACTATGTTGCGTGATGCCATTCCCAGATAGGCTTCTAGCTAAAGCATCAAGTTGTGATGCCGTTTTCCCTGCGTATCCTCCAGTTAGAATAATCTGCTTGTTGAATTCACCAAACTCTTTAGACCCTTGATATGCGGCTATCGCAACAGCTGCCGCAGCGCCAGAAAACCCAAGCATTGCAACTCTTGCCGGGGTAATAAGAGATGTCAAAGCTTTCAATGAGTTACCTACGCCACCAAACGAGTCCTTTATCTGTCCGCCCTGTTGAATCATTACCATCCATACTGGCATTCCAGATGCAAGCGATGTCACAATGTCGGTCATTTGCATTGGAAGCTGTCGCATTGCTTGCTTGTATTGTCCGATCGTCACAGAGCCATTCATGAAAGCTTTTTCTTGTTCTTTCAGTTTGGCTATCATTGGAGCTGCTTGTTGCGAAACGCCCATTTGAGCTGCTTTCAGTTCAAGAATTTCAGTTCTTGTCTTTCCAAGAATATCGGTCTGATTTTTTAATGAATTAAGGAAATCATCCGCAGCCTGCTTTGCTCTATTTGTCGCAGCCTCTTGAGCTAACAACGCCTGCCCTTCAGCAGTAAGAGACATCTCAACTCGTATTAATTTATCTCTAGTCTGATCGATTATCTTGTTGTACGTTGAAAGCTCGTCACTGAGGTAAAGTCCTTTTTTGCTAGCACTAGCTAATTTAGCCTGCCACTCGTCTAATTTTTGAAACGCTTTGTTAGTCGGGTTTATAGAATCTAACAGGTCATCAAAATCCTTTCTTTGCCTCTTTACCGCATCTGATATTTTTTTTTGATGACTGACGCCCTTACTCATTTGTTCATTTAAATCTTCTGTCGAGCTATTAACTTTTTCGGCAGCATTACCAAATTCTTTTAGCTTTTGCGTTCCTCTCTCTAAATCAGAAGTATCAGCCTTGAGCGAAATCGTTGCTATATCTGTCATTTACCTTTCTCCAGACGAAAAAAAACCACCCGTGGGTGGTTGGTTTGAGTTTATTGGCCTTACTTCTTTTTTGAATCTAACATGTTTTTATCATATTGATTTTGAATATAATTAAATGATTCATCGGCTTCAATGCATTCTTTAGACTTTTCTCGTTCTAGTTTACATCTGTAATATGTCATGGTGTTGATGCTTGTGATTGCGCTTATATTTTCAATATTCCATTTGCAAAACTCAGGGTCTTCATGCTTTTCGCAGGTGATGTCCACCATCTCAATAAAAAAATCTTTTTCTGTCTCTTTTGCTTCTACCGCAAACCCTACAAGCAAGGCAACCAATATCCATGACTTCAATACATTCTTCATCTAATTACCTTTTATTTTGGTGAATTTAGGTAATGGTATCTCAGTAACCAAGCAATTCATAGCAAACAAGAAAACCGCAATCAAGCGGCATGTAGCAGTTCAAATGGTTACGCCATCCTTGGCGTGGTGGTTAGTTTATCAATGCGGGGTGTTTTCCATTAAGACTTTCCTGTAGCATCCGCAGGAATGAATAGCCATCCTTGAACCGGTCGTATAGCCTTACAGCTATCGGAGAATCCACACTCCGCAATGCTGGGTACAACTCAACTTTCCATGCGGTATAAATTACTTCATAATGCTTCGCCAATGCGTTTATGTTGTGGATATTTATATCTTTATTGACATAAAGATGAGTAGATTCTCTCGGGTCTTCTTTCGGGATATATTCGCCTTCCATCACTAGCTTGTGAACATATTCAACAGCCATAGGTATTTGGTCGGCTGTGAGTTCGTCAATTCCGCTTACATTAAATTGCTGATGTACCAGTGAATATGCTTCTGGGTACATAATGCCCTTTTTGCTAACCAGTAGATTAACCGCGTTCTTTAATGGGTTGCGTTCCTGAACTGTTGATTTGTGTTTTGCCTTAACTTCGCCAGTAGTCCAATACTCATGCAATACAAGAAAGCATTCTTCTTGATACGCGATTAACTTGTTACGGATACTTTCTTTAACTTTTGATGGGTTAATGCTGAACAGCCAGCCATTTAATTTCTTTAATGGCATACAGAGTACATCACGTAATTTTTTATCTGTAGCAACCATGTTCATATGAACACAGTTGAACTTATCATTGTTTTCATTGATCTTTCTTAGTTGTGTTGACCAGCTCATACCAAGGTTTTCGACAATAGGTTTCATCGCAACATAAGCAACACCTTCTGCCATTGCAGTAATTATTTGTTGTCCGTGAAACTGAATGTTTGATGTGCTAACTGGCTCAATAATTGCTATACTGTTCATGGTTCGTTTCTCGTTAAGTTTCGGACTAAATTTGAAGCCCTGACTATCGGAAGTAGTCGGGGCTTTACTGTTTTATGCAGCACGCTTCTCCCTTTCTTCTGCATACCAAGCTAGTGCCTGATTAATGATTGAATTCTGAGAAATTCCATCTAAAAGAGAAAATCCCTCAACCTTAGCCTTTAAGTGCTCAGTTGTTCGCAGCTGCATTTTCTCTGTTTTCTTTTGTTTATCTAAATTCATAAAATTTCCTTTTTTTATTGATGGCTATTTGCCACTAGAGGCAATTTACCACGATTGACAATGAAGTCAAGTAGCCACCATAATTAATTCTATGCCCGTTTTCGGGCATTACATTACTTCAGCATCTATCAATGGATATATAAATGAGCAAATACCCAAGCCAAACTCAGGATAAATTTACTGTCAGATTTCCTGATGGGATGCGTGACGCAATAGCTAAAAGAGCTGAGGCAAATGGACGCTCTATGAATTCAGAGATTTTACAAATACTACAAGATGCTTTGGATGCGGGATTGCAAACCAATTTGCCATACACTAGTTTTAGAAATAGCGATGATTTTAATATATCACCTAGCTCTCAAGCCTCTTTGATTGAGGCTTTAAGCCAAGTAGAAAAAATCGTTAAATCTGCGAAAGAAGTTTTTTCTGAAAAATCTAAAGATAGCAAATAAAATATGCTACCTATTCGAACTAGCTAAAATTATCGCAAAGCGCTAGGTTTGTTCTGTCATTTACCTTTCTCCAGACGTAAAAAAACCACCCTCGGGTGGTCATGTTTATTTTTGGTAGTTAGCCATTGTTCTCATATTTCTTCATTATATGCCTATAAAGCTTTTCGGCATCCTTGCATTGTTCTGACCCATCTTTATCAACGATACACTCTCCATGATAATGCGCTACCATTGCTGATATCCCTATAGCGTCAACGAAATATTTTTCGCAATTTTTATCGCCTTTACACGCCTCTTGCTTCGCATGCTCAATGACTTTTATTTCTTTATCTTCATCACTGGCTGCAGCCAAAAACCCAACAGAACAAAGTAGTAAGCTTAATAATATTCTTTTCATCATCAATACCTCTTAATTATCAATGACTAAATATTAGCGTGCATATGGCGCAATTCCTAGCAAACATTAGGTGTAAAAAAACCACCCGTAGGTGGTCTTAAATGAATAGAATATTTTCTTAATTACGGTTATCAATATTCATTATTTAAATATACTATCCATCAGTAATTGTTGTCTTTGATTCTTCTTGTTTTTTAGGTGATTCAATACCCCATAATTTAATACAGTATATAATTGCTATCAGTAAACTAACTACTATAGAAAGAATTATAAATATACAGTCTTGAGGTTTTCTAAACGCAGTAACAAACAATAAAGGAGTGGAAACGTCAAAAGCATACCCGGCCCAGAAAAAAAACAAGACAGTATTTTTTTTATGCATCCATTCAGTTTTCTTTACCTTAGGTAAGGCCTGAAAAATATCTAATATTTTTGCACATAAGAAAAAACAAACACCGAGCACAAAATAAATATTTGAATTCTCATTGAAATCCCACTTCACGATCGCACCAATAGAAGTAGCAAACCCAAATACAACACCCCACGTAATTATAAAAAATAGAATAAAAATAACTAAAAAGTAACCGTTAACTTTACGGTTCGATACGTATTTCTTTATGTGTTTTATATTAAAGCGTTCCCGTTCCATCTTGTCAGTCATAATACACCCAATATTTATTAATTTACCTTATAATAGCTAGAGGTGTGTGCAAAGCAAACATTAAGTACAAAAAAACCTGCCGAAGCAGGTTTATAGAATCTTAGAATTAACTGTAACTTCCTGTATGTTAGAAAGGGTCACCTTTCTGCCTGAGACAATAAGAGTTCCAATGAAACGCATTACTTCTGACTTTTCATGTGCTTTTATTGCCTCATCATACATTTTATCATTAAGAATAACTTTTACTTTTCTTGTCTTACTTTTGGCCTTACTTTTGCTCAAACTTATGGTCTCAGTTATTGTAACAACACCATTATCATGGTCTACATCCTTGTCTCTATCTAATTTTGTGACTTTACCTGATAGTTCATAATTCATAGCACTATAATTATCTAAGTAATAATCTCTAGCATGCTCAATTATAGGAATGTCATTAGACGGAACTGTTACTACTCTCGATTTTAAGTTTTCATCGGAAGCGTATGGGGATGGCTGAATTGATATCTCTACTGTTCTATTTCTTCGTTGCCCACTTAACCCAACAATAGCCGAGCATAATGCAGCCCCAACACCATCACCAATAGCTTGTTCGAAATGAATGTGATTATTTGTTTCTTTAAAACTTTCTACAGCCTTTTCTAGCTTTAAAACACTATGAATAATTCTACTTGATACAACTCTCCCAAACGGAACTTCGCAATGGTCTGATTGATCTTCATCTTGTTGATATATAGGAGAGGCAACTTTTAGAATATAGCTTCCTATTTCTGTCTGTGACAGCTTAAGTGAATCAAAATAGTTAGTTACTATTTCTGGAGATTTACCACTATAAAATCCCTTCTGAACTTTAAACACAGATCTAGCTGCTGACACTAAAAGCTCTTTAGCTTTTACAAAAAGCTCTACACCATCATTGAAAGGTATACTTCCATTATCGACATCATTATGTATTACTCTAATTCGTATTACATCATCACTAATCTCGTTTATCTCAGAATTAATATCGCTAATACTTTTATTTTTTGTCTTGGATAAAACATCTACAAGATCAATGACTCTGCAATTAAAATCAGATGATTTTGAATTAAGAGGTTGCAATATTTCATAGTCAGGATGTTCACAAGACTCCCATATAGCAAATAATCCATCCTTCTTTATAGATATAACCCACCCATTTGAAGTCAGGTACTTACTAAATTCAGCAGTAGCAATGAATTTTTCATTTTCAATTTTCATAATCATTGCCCCATAACGCTTGCATCTGTCATCAACCGCTTAAGCAACGGCACAGTTACCTGTTGCTCCTTTGGTATTTCAACCCTTATAGTGGTTGTATTTTTAGTCTCTGGCATTCCTCTTAAGGACAACCAGTAGCATTTGTTATTTAGTATGATTCCGCTCTCATGATCATCTATCCAACGACTAACTGAGTCTGGCAGATGCAAAACCATTAAGTATTGTGGAGATGACACAAACTCATCCCTCAGATGATTGTACGCTCTGATATCCAGATCATATACGTAACAATCTTCTCTTTCTTCAAAGTTTTCCGTCGATTTCATTTGAATATCAATACAAGGATTTCTTCTTCCAGGTCTTGGGTATCCAATACCTTTCAAAGTTACATCCACACAGTCATTATCAACCGTCCAAGTACCCGTGTCGAGACCAGCACAAGAGGCCAATGCTTTCAAATATCCAACTTGGAACTGCTCTTTTTGATGTGTTATGTACATTCACTTTTCTTCTTTTGTATCATACTTACAGTAAAAAAGAATAACTCATAACTTCATGAATTCAGTGAGCATACTATCAATTTAATTTAAGAATCGTTATCTGGTAATTTGAACAGTAGTGCTAGCTCTGATAGTAACACCAATAACTGTACAAAAATACAGTATAAATTGATTTCATATCTAGTAAATTCGGTTTCACCTATTAATGCAAAAGACCTCAATCAAGAGGCGTGATGTGTGATCTGGATTACAATCCCGCCCGTCGGCTATGTGAGGTTTAGGCTATCTCTTTTCCGTGAATGATATGGCGTAATGCTTCAGCATGATTTGATATGTGAACTGATTGACGCATACAAAACATTGGATTCAAAGATAAATTTTCTAATAAAAGAAATAAAAAATAACTAACAAATTGTACAGCTCCATGCATCATACTATCATTGAGGCATTAAAAACTATTATCTTGTGGTGATTTATGAAGCACTATTTATTGTTTATCGGTTTACTTTTATCTCCATTATCTTATGCGGCAACTGCTGAAGACAACAAGATGGCTCTCAACATAATGACAGTATCACGATTTTCTGGAATATGCAGTTCAACCTTCAATCTTGCTAGTTTTCAAGCTGATGGAGACAGTAAAAAGATAGATATGTTTGTTGCTGAATTTATTGCTAGTGAAGCTAATAAGATGGGCATGACAGTTGAAGAGTTTGTTAGCAACTGCAAAGATGCCATTAAAACATACGATGAATACAAGGCTGAATTCAAAAAGAAAAGTAAAAAATAGAAGAGCTCCCTTTTTTCATACATCACCATATTTAATTTAAGTGTGTAAATACTAGGATAGATGCAGAGTTCAGGCAATAAAAACCAACTAAAGCAGGCTACCTAGACTTGCCATTTTCAAAGCATAAGAAAAGGTGATACTTTACGTCACATTAAAATATTAATTATTCTCTGAGATATCTAATGAAAAAGCTTTTACTTCTCCTGCTACTCCCTATGCCACTTGTTGCTCAAACTTACCTTTGGGATGGGAATTCTGTCCATGAATATAACCAAGCAAGAGAGCGCCTAATGAATGGCACTCTGTTAGATGCTAATGACGTTGTTAAGTCAGGTATGTACTCTGGTTATATTGCGGGAACATTTGACCTTGGTTCAGGCATTCTTTTCTGCCCGCCACGTAATGTTACTTTGAACCAGGCTATGGATGTTGCGGCCAAGCACCTAAAGAATTCAGCTGAAGCTCGTAACAAACAAGCTAGTCATCTGGTAGTGGATTCATTTACTAGCGCATGGCCATGCCCAAAGAAATGAGTTATTTGTGTGAGTTTTTCACTATATTCAGGCAATAAAAAACCCACCGGAGTGGGTTAGTTTATCAATATAGTGATATTACTGACAGTGATGCTGCATATAACTCATTGTTTCAGGCGGAGTGCCTTCATCACCACAATCACTGTTTGTGCATTTATAATGCCTTCTCAGATTGTTCGCACCACATCTCTGACCACCACAAAAATCTTTATCACACAAACAATTCACAGTTCCACTCAGCTCAACATCAGAACCACATTTTGGGCAACTTTTCATTTCTACACCTTTGTTATTTATTTGATTAATAAAAAACACCATCCTCTGCATTGTCTCAGATATAACTTATGACTAATAGTGATATCTAAATTAGTCTTCTTAACTACATCCATTCCAGACTTGCCTTAGGTGCCGAGATGTGAAGCAATACTAATTCATAAGTAATCCTGATTGTAATAAACTCTCAAATGATCAATATTAAGTCATATCAACTGATTAATTCATATACACATGTGATTGGTGACATGACAACTAGTGAAAATAACCCAGGCAAATTAATTTGGCATGTTTCCTGTGATGAGTCAGGAATAGATGGCCAAAGATACTATGGATTTGGTAGCTTATGGATGAAATATCAGCGCCGTGGTGACTTCGTACGATTAATTAGAGAGTTAAGAGAAAAGCACGGCTTTTTCAATGAAATAAAATGGCAGAAGGCCCATGCAAAAAAGAATGCAGAGTTCCATGCAGAGTTGATTGATTTTTTCTTTAAGCATCCGTGGCTAGCATTTCATTGTATTATTATTGAGAAATCAATCGTAAATAAAGCATTGCATGATGGGGATTATGATCTAGCAATGAGGAAGCATTTTGGCACCCTTATATACGCTAAAATTAATAATGTCATTTCTGCGCACCCAGACAGAGACTGTGAATTCAGAATAGAAGTCGACCCACTACCTTCTCGCTACAAGAAGGCTGACGAAGCATTCCATGTTATATGTAATAACAGGCTAGCAAAAAGACACGGGAAGAAAAATATCATATCTACCGTTGTAACCAAAGATTCAAAATCATCAGAACACATCCAAATTGCTGATTTCTTACTTGGCTCTGTGATGTGCGCATACCAAGGGAAAGCATCTTCCGAAGCTAAGCTCGCTGTATCTGATAATGTTGCCAGTTATCTTGGATGGGACACTATGCTTCATGATACATGGAACAATGAACGGAAATTTAATATTTGGACATTTCATGACCCTACAAGGGGCTCTAGAAGGGTAGAAACAAAAGCAGTAAATCTCAAATACAAGCTTCCAGATAGGAAGAAGTGATGCCGACCTCACAGCCAGCATGGTTGGAGTTCCAGTCAATCGACGAAGTGACCAACTAGGCGGGATCATTTCTGGGGGCCGCCTCCGCATTCCCAAAACCTTGAATTCAATTCTTATAAATTAGCTTATATGCCAGTTAATTTCAATGAGCTGACTCGAAAAAATAACACGCCGTCAAGATTTAACCACAGGCAACTCATCGAAATTTGTCGTGTACGCAGGCGACAGCATTTCGCGCTTCATCTGGTACCCACTATCGCCACCTTTCGCAGCAAACCAGACCTTACCGAGCCCACTATTGTTTATCATGTCTAATGTTTTCATCAGTTCATCACTATTCTTAAATGGCTTCTGCGTCGAAAACATATCGAACTGAGTAATGTCTGAATTTGTGAAGTCGGACAACATTATCCCTGCTTTATAGTAGCGGTAACTGTCTCTCCAAATGGAGTCTAGCCCACGCATCGCAGCATTGATTATGTCTCTCGTGTCGCTGCTAGGGTATTCAAGCTTGATGCTCACACTATTGGCGTAATCTTCACCTGATGCATGGCGACTGGTTTGTATGAATAAACCAATAATTCGGCATCGCTGATTTTCTTCGCGTAGCTTCTCCGCTGCTCGTTCTGCATAGTCACAAACGGCCTTGCGCATAGTCTCAATATCTAAAACCTTCTTACCAAACGAGCGTGAACATAGTATTTGCTGCTTAACTTTCCTGACCTCTTCAAGCTCAATGCAGGGCTCGCCATTCAGTTCTCTGAGCGTCCTTTCTAGTGTCACACCAAAGGTTTTCCGTATTGTGGGCACTGGAGCATTTGCCAAGTCCAAAGCGGTATAAATACCCATAACTCTTAACTTGGCTGAAATTCTACGACCAATGCCCCATACTTCCTCAATCGGAATAAGTGACAGCAGCTTTCTTTGCCGACTTCTATCAGATAGCTCAACCACACCTCCCGTTTTCTTCCACGTTTTAGCCGCATGGTTAGCAATCTTAGCCAGTGTTTTACTTGGTCCTATTCCTACGCCAACGGGTAAATGAGTTCGCTGCAATATCGTTGATTGAATTTCTCGACCGTACTCTTCTAGATTAAATGTGTGAGTCATACCAGTGAAATCAAGAAACGCTTCGTCTATCGAATATATTTCTAAGCGCGGAGCATACATTGATAACAGAGACATCACTCTATTACTCATGTCCGCATATAAGGCGTAGTTAGAACTAAATATATTGATGTTGTTTTGTTGGTAATAACTTCGTCGCTCATAGTAGAGCTCACCCATTTTCACGCCGAGTTTTTTTGCCTCGGCTGACCTGGCAATTACGCAACCATCATTGTTACTCAGAACGATGACTGGCTTACCTACCAAGTCTGGCCTGAATACTTTCTCACAGCTTGCATAAAACGAATTAACATCAACCAAGGCAAACATTACTGAGCCTTGTGAATAATGAATGTAACCACACCAAATATCTGTAAGTCCTGCGCATCACCAATGAATATCGGCTGAAAATCAGGATTCATTGGCATCAGCATCGGCGGATGAGACTTCAGTCTTTTAACAGTGAACTCGCCATCAACGCTAGCAATTACAATATCACCATCCTTTGCCGCCAGTGCGCTATCGACAATAACAACGTCACCATCGTTAATGTTTGCATCAATCATCGAGTTACCTTCGACGCGCAGCATATACGTGCTGTCAGGATGCTTAATCAGCGTACTGTTAAGGTTTATCCTCTCTTCCATGTAGTCAGCGGCAGGTGATGGAAACCCAGCCGGCACACGGTCTAGGAATAACGGAATATTTAGAATTGATTCGGTATCGATAAGTTCTAGCTTCATGATGCACCAAATATAACTGTATTTATATACAGTATATTCCAAGCATTTTAGTTGTAAAGATCATTTCAACTCATCAAAACACCGAGCGCACGTCACAATCCAGCCACCCTACAACGTTAGAGCATCCTTGCCCTATTTTTTATTCATCAGCTCTAAGGCTTTAATTTCCATAATTCGAAGGTCATCAAACACGGTCGTTTCGTTTTTTATATTGAGCAATTTCATAACATGATGAATGGCACCATAGTCTAGACCTGTAGCACCATTCATGCCTATTCTCCACTGCGTACTCATGGCTGAGAATGCCTGATATGAATCCCAAACATCAGGGAATACTTCAATATCATCAATGTCTGGAGGAAATCCAAAAGCTCGTTCAAAACTTGCAGCCTCTTGCTTTGACATTCCTCCATACATTGCCTCTGCGACCGCAATTAGTTTTTTTCGCGATTACCAAGCAATTCGCTGTAATACGTTGAGGTAATTGCACCCGCGGCTGATGGGTAATTATCAAATAACAATTTCAGATTTTCTTCGTTATAAGGCTCCTCAATAGCCCAATCAGCAATAATCACTTTAAAGAAATCATCAATCGAATCATCTCGCAATTCTTCAAGTTTGCTCATCGGCATGTGATTGAACGTGAATGTCACAACCTCTGGCTTATCTTTGCCAGCAACTGGAATTTTGACATCAGATTTAAATTTTGGGTTTGGTATTAACGTAAACTTTGCCATTTGTTGACCTTAGTATTTAAGCGCCTTAACAACGCTGTTCTATGCGGCTGTGTAGATTTGCATGTCAGATTTAAGAGAAAAACGAGCGGATACGTTCTCAACTTCGTTGATAGCAGTGTTCGGTACACGCTGAAATGATACACTTGCGGAATAATATCGATCTTCTCCAGCACGCTTATTATGGAAACGGATAGCTGTCAGTTGCTTATTGTCATCCAGTTTCATCAGCAAAGGACGAATTGGCAATGTAGCGTCGTGTGCAAATGTATAAACCTGAACGATACCTGATTTATAGGTATCAACTGTCTCAGCCTGTTCATCTTCTAGGAATTGGATTTCTTGTGTTTGCTGCTCACCGCCTTCAGTAGACAGAGTCATAACTTGCGGCATGACCTCCCACTCCTGAACTGCTTTCAACGTCCCTTTGCCTCCACCGACAGGGAAGCGATCCACATCAGATGTATCCACATTTTCTAGTGTCACACTTGTATCAGCAGCAACCTTGACACGAAATACGCCAGACATTCGCTTCCAGCCAGAAACCACCTGAACAGTATCACCCGCTTTAATACCGTTTAATGCAGCAACCGTTAAAACAGCCTCTGTTGCATTACTTGCAGCGGTAAACTCAACATCTTTACCGTATTTGCTCGCTATATAAACACGTGAGCCATTAGGAATGTTATAAGCCATTATTAACCTCTTTTTTATGCATAAAAAAACCGCCATTTAGGCGGTTGATTATCGAACTGAATCACATCGGTAAGATGTGCGTATTGGAATTGTGTAATTTGTATCACTGGTCAGTGGTGGTAATTGATTTGGCTCACCATCCAAATACAGCGTATTAGTGATGGTTAAACCGTTTTCTAGTTGCTCTTTGATATTGTCAGACAAGCTCATAATTGCCGAATCACCATTTCCAACTTTACCAACCACATTAATTTGAATGACACCTTTCAGAACTAGCATATCCAGCCCAAGCCCTAGATTTTCTGTAGCAGCAGGCATGATATGCAATTGCAGATATGGTGCACCAATATCTTTAAACTCAATGTTTGGCCAAGCAACCTTCACATCATTCTGCTTAGCGATTCTTGCTACCAGCGTGCGTATTTCTTGATTAATATCGGATTGCTTCACTATTTCACCTCCGCTATCGCCTCCCTGAAGAATTTGCCAATATCAGCAGCAGTTACCGCTATCATCCCGTTAGGCGCTTGCTTTGAATGACCTTCCACCTCCAAACGATAGGCATAGGGAACATTATTAGTAAAATAGATGGCATTCATTCCAACCTTAAACTGTTCCAGTACATATTTGCCAACCGCTGTTGTCATCCTGCCTGATTTATCAATTCGCCCTGTCTCGCCTTCAGCTGGCGCATCAAAAGTGACTTGCCAGTTACCTCTAAAGCGTCCACCTGTATATCCCGGAGGTGAATAAACATCCATTGAATCACTGATTCTGGCACGTTTTTTCAATTGTCGCTTTTTATGGGTAAGATTTTTCGGATCCTTTCTTAGCTCTTCGTTATGATCAAATACAGCTTGATTATAATTAACCGCTGTCTGATTAACTTCCCAAAGCTCAGGGTTACCAACTGGCGACATTTCAACTAACTGAGCTAAAATCTTAAACCCTGTTTTACTTACTACTGTTTCCATATTTGCTTGAGATTTCTCTACAAACAAATTAACGGACGTCATAAATGAATCAGCCATATCAAGCCCTCAGCTGAGACTTGTAGCAAATAATAATATCAGCAGGTTTAACCGGGTTAGGCTCATGCACGCGAAACCATATACCATCAACAAGAATAGAATCGCCCTTTCGAATATCAACGTCTGGAGAAAGAACTATTTTAATATCCGTAGAGAGAATTAGAGTTCCGTCAACTTCATAAGGTTTGTACAGAACCTTTACACCAGTAACAGAGAGGAGAGACTCGGGCTCATGATGCTCTATGCCATCATCATCAACCCAATGCTTTCCATCGCGTTTAACTTGATATGAAGCGCCATACTTGTTCAGCATTCGTAACGCTGTTTGGTAACCGCGCTGATAAATATTCATGGCTACCTCATTGCAAATGTATTAATGGCAAACCCATCAGAGATATCAATCAATCCGGATAACAAACCTTTCAACCAAGCGAAATTCGGTGCGCCTGTATTGGTACCTTCTGCATACTTCAAGTCAATTGCACCCTCAATACGCTCAGCGATAACTTCAGCGCCTAATGTTGGCTGTAACTCGCTCTCTTGTGATTCAATCGCCAAGCGGCATTGGGCTTGGATAACTTGCTGAGGGATAACCTCACTTGAAACCGCAATACCATCGCGAATTAATCCCGTACGCGGAAAAGAGAGCGGCTGATGAACATCGGTTCGCTTGCCTAACCATTTTTGGGATTCGAGATAATCCATGGCCACAATGAGCAATACTTCTAATCCCTCATTAGGGAGCGTTAACTGCCTTGCTGAAGCATAGGCCTTTAAATCTGCTACGCTGGCATAGCTATTAAAGGTCGTTGAGGTTTTATCTGAATCAATCATAATCCCCTCAAAATAAGAAAGGGGCATTACACCCCTATTGTCATTTACCATCAGTAGCTTTCTTGGTTTCTGCCACCTTTGGCTTAGTTACTTTCCCGTTTCTTCACCAGCTGCAGTTAGTTTAATCATTACACCGGCTGTCATTTTGTCGCTCGTGAAATGCTTTTTCCAGTTCCCCGCTGTTCCAAGCTTGGTTAAGTCAGGGTTTTTACCCTTAGCTTCATCCCAGCTATAGCCAAGTACACCCACGTTAACCACACCCTCACCACGATAACCAACCTCCAAGTTCTCTTTGTCATTGATTTCAAATGAGCGAAAAGTAGGCTCTTGGGATTCAGTGATAGTGACAGCTCCGGGGACAAGACCAAAGATAGCCTCGACTGGTGCTGTATCCGTCACCAAAACAGGCTTCCCTAACGTGCCGGGCTGACCGCCATAGATAACCACCCCCGCCTCTTCATACACTTTGTTATCAATGGCCTGATCGACAATATCGAAATATGTCGTTGAGTGCATGACAAACAGGTTTACACGGTTGAATTTATCGCCGTATTTTCGCAAGCCCTTGGTAAGCGTTTTCTTACCGTCAGTGGCAATGTCAGCAGTAACAACCATTTCTTTGTTATTGCCAATCGCAGCACCTAAAGCAGCTAAAGAGTATTTAATGTAGCCCTCTAACGAAGCGTCTGCTGCATCAGTGCCTACAAGTTCAGAGAACTCAGAGACATCACGCCCACGACGTTTAAATGCTTCTTCAGTTGTTGCATAAGGGCCGTATTTCCACGGTGCTTTCACATCTACTGATTCTCCTGCACCAATTTTTTTGCTTTCCACGGCTTTTGTTGAATCAACATCGCGATGTTCAATAGAACCACCGATTTGATAGAAAGCACGCTTGCGGAAATCGCCTTCAATAAACAGGTTATCGAGCACGATTGCACCATTAGATGCCTGATTAAATACGGCTAAATTGTCTTGGCGACGTTCTAAGAATGCCGTTTGTGCCAAGTCGTTATAGATTACTAGATCGCTATTTGTAGTCGTTGCCATTACTTATGATTCCTTACTCTTTTGGAAGTTTTAAATATGCGTCACGCCCGTAACGTCGCTGATAGTCAGCTTTTTGCTGTGCAGACATTTGTGAGCGCTTTAGATGTGCGCCACCTTGCTTATGCATCCCAGCATCCGTACCAGAAGCCGAAGGGAATAAGTGTGGAGCGCTTTCTTTAAGTGATTCAACCCACTCAATTGGCGATAATGGCGTGCGGCCATCCTTGCCCATGATTGGATTACCATCTTCATCAACGGCTACAGCCTGACCTTCATCGTTGATTTGGAATATGCCTTTGGCACGTAAAATTAAATCTTCTTGTGCACTAGTTAGTGCCCCGGCTTTACCAGATGCTGAGCGAATTTCGTCCCCTAACACGCGCGCACGAAATTTATTTGCAAACGCCTCTGCCTTCTCAACTTTGGTGTTCGCGTCTTTCAATTGCTTATCAACATCACCACGCAAACGCTCAGTACGCTTATTAATGACCTCATCAATCTTGCCATCTGCAATAAGCTTGGCTTCCTCATCATTTTCAAAACGTTTAAGCATCCCTTTCACTGTTTCAGGGTCGATACCATCAAAACGTTTTAAGTTGTCACCTTGCTCTTTAAGCTTGCCTAGCAACTCATCACGCTTAGCTTTTAATCCTGATACTTGCTCATTGACCGTTTTATCAATAATGGCTTGGATTTCAGGTGTGATTTCGGTTGTTCCACCACCTCCACCTTGCGAACCATCATCTGCCTGTGAGTGGTATTTGCGTTCGATATTCATAAATAACATGTGATACCCCTTGGGTTTTATTTGCGCCTAGCGCGTTGAAATAACTCAGCCCTAAGCTGAATTTAGGTAATAAAAAAGGCCACCGAAGTGACCTTGTGTGAAAATTCATTGCTTACTGATAACCAGCAGTTTTAAATGCCTGCTCATCTATCTCTCTGAGTTGCTCTAGAGATATAAACTCACCTTTGTCTGTATAGAACTCAGATGGTCTCATTCCGCCATCTTTCATAAGCCTGAATCGCGTCTCTCCAAATACTTGGCGCTGCCGCCACTCTGGCTGTCGCTGTATCCATTCAATGAACGTTGTGTTAGTTGGAACTTGCCCGTCCATTGAAGCACGAGTTCCTGCGTCCATTTCATCTAAATCAATGCCTAGCTCACGCCATGACTTGGTGACTAATGTTTCTGTTGAGCGACACCCCCAGTGGATTTTGCCGGGGCCTTGTTTGTAGGGTATTTTGTGTCCTATTGGCTTGCCTTCAAGTGTGTACTTTAATCTGTCTCTGACGATGCAATCATTGGATGTTTTACTATCCAGAGTAGAAAGCCATTGCTTACAATCAATAATGCCTTCGTTGGCTTCTGCAAACTGCTCTCTAGCCGTAGCTTGAAGATGATTCATGGCAGTCTTGGCTATCGTTGTCGCATTCGCCCTACTTAGTTGTAATGAGCCATCTTTATAACCTTGATTTGCATGTCCACGAATCTTACGCCCAATATCTACTGTACTATCGCCATTTAAATACCCGTGACGAACGGCGTTATTTATGCGCATCATGCGGTCAGACTCTAACCCACTAGCCCATTCAGATAATAATTTCCCTTGAAATGGACGAGACATTACCGAAGAAAATAACATCTCCTCTGTGATGCTCATAAGTGGATATTTGCGAAGAACTGAATCCGGCAATAAAGCATCAAACAGTGATGGGTAATAGCCAGACTCATACAATGCATGCTCTCTCATTTCCTCTGTCAGTAATGAGAATGCGCTATCAACGGCACGCTTATTAATGCTTCTAACACTGGATAGTAATGACTCCAATCGCCTTGCCGTGAAACTATTCACATCAATAGTGGCATCATCTAAGGCCACAATAAGAGTCGCCGTTAATTCAGCATCAAACTCATTCAGCGCTTTTACCATTCGCCTTGCTACACCCGTAGAATAACGACCAGAGAACAGCGAGTGAGCAATTAATTCATCCATCAACTGCTCATTCACTGATCTCATGTCTCACCTACCATTGACGGCTCTTGATTATTCAATTCATCCACCACCGCATCAATATCATCAGCTGGGTTGATAACATCATATTTCTGCAAGCTTCTAACTAAATCAGATTTACGGGTTGCGCCAGATTGCCATGCAGATACAATTTCGCGGATCATCGTGCTATCTGCTATGTGATTAACGAGGTCTTTGTTAATTTCAAACGAAATATCCGTAGTATCAAGCCCTAAATATTCGGCGCACCATGTTAAGGCTTTGCTCAGTGCTTCAGACACATTTGAGCAGCAGATACTGAGAATGGAGGTTTGGGCGTTCTGCTCACCCACAGATTGAATAACTGTTTTTACTTTACTATCAGCAGAAACCAATTGTGCACCAAGAGCAACCATGTAATCGCGCTTGCTGTCCATCGCCTCTTTAGCCAGCATATTTGGCTGAGCTTGAACGTAGCCATAAGCCCCTTTTTCGGGTAGCAAGATTGGTGAACGAGAGCCAACCATTACGCCTTTTTCTTGTAACCAGTCACGCCATTGTTCATTGAGTCCGCCAATATACGGCTGAACCTGCCCACAGAAGAATACTGAATCCTCATAATCAGCAGAGTTTCGATAATGCCCTAGATTGATTTTTGCCAATCCCAACAGTGGAGCCTCATCGATGGTGTGATCGTTATTCTGAGCGCCAATAAACGTAAATGGAATTTCATCCCATGGGCCATTGCCTGCACGTTCAGGAATGTATTCAGAATCGATTTGAAATACACTACTCCCAGTGGGCTTGCGATAAACACGACAGATAAATTTACCTTCTTCTATCGCTAATGCCCGGTATTGAAGAACATCTTTAAATCCAAATCCGTCCTCTTCTTCAACTGTCTCACGCAATACCACCAGCGTTAACATAGTTCGACCATTTATCCGGTCAGTGCGCCAGTTAATGATATCTTCAGCGCGATATTGGAATATATATGGGAGCTTCGAATCACTGTTGTAATCAACATACAGACCATGCCGACCAACCTCTAATACCGACTCTAGTGAAGACTGAGCAAGTTGGTAAATGCTTGAACCGGCTCCATCTGCATCGTCCTTTAAGCTAGATAGCTTTTCGACAACAGCAACTAACGGGTCTTTCTTAAACGCCATCCCTATCATGCCGTTTCGAGTATTGCCCGTTATGGGATAAAACACAGCCCGGCTCTGATAGTCTTCATTTCGTTTCTTTTTGCGCTTGCTGTCCTGCTCTTCAAGCTCAGGAAGGTAATTTTTTACATCTTCACCGCCTCTGCAAACTGAACGAACTAACTCCCACTGAGGAGCAGCCGTTTTATACTCCGGTCGAGTAAAATCTACATTTGTTGTACTCATCAGAAGGTTGTTCCTAGGTTAATTTCGAATGCTGGACGTTTAACATTCCGTCTACTTACAGCAAAATAACGGAACCCATCAGCATCGTGTGATGTGTAGTCATGAAGCGGTTTATCTTTCCAGCCCCCTTTCTTGTCGTCCCACTCTTTGCGATACGCTTCAAGGTGCGCAATACCTTCACTACACTTATGCTCGTCGAATGCGCAGCAAGGAAGAATTTCACGCACGGCCTCAATGCCCTCATCGATAGACACTCTCGGCACGACATTAAATCGTATTGAATAAACCTCTCCGTTAATCTCATAGCCTTCGCGCGCTAATTCTTTCCGTGATTTAGCATCAGAGCCGAATTCCCTATTTTCAATATCATGTGGGCCGTTGTGACTTTCATAGTTGTAGCCTTTATCTTTCAGCACTTTCATATAGTGACGAAGACCTTCACCACTGTTTGAGTAATGGTCTATAACGTGGAACTCCTCGCCCACTTCACGGATGAACCAGATTGACGTTGAGTCACCTACACCAATATCCCAATACGTATGGACAGGTAAATGTGAATTATCAGGGAGTGTACCAATACGTTTGTTTTCGTAGAGGAATCGGAATTGTTTAGCGTAATAGGCACCCTCAACAGATTGCTGAAATGCTTCAGTCGGTATTGACGGGTATTCTCGCTTCATATCGTCGCCAAGTGTTTTCTCTTTGGCGTAGTACCAAGCTTTCTGGCGCTCATTGAGGTGAATACCGTGTTTGCTAGCTATCTCATCGAAGTAATCAACTAAACGCTGCGGTAATTGTTCTACAGGGTCAATGGCGTATTCGTGATTCTTCCACCACGAGAAGAAAAAGAATTTCCAATCTAAGTTAGAGAGAGTCTTACTCTGAATTTGCGCTTTCTCAGCAGACTGGCAGTAATCATAAAAATAACCTGCTCGACCTTCAGCAGTGCTTTCAATCGTCGTGAAACAATCGCTTGATACTGCCTCAAACGCACCAGTAACAATCTCACGGGCTTTGTCTGGATACTTAGCGCATATTTTTCCAAATTCAGATATATGCAGATAACGAAGCGTACCGCCACGAAACGATGTGCTTACATAAAGCGAGCCGCCATTACTGAAAACCAGCTCACCAACTGAGTCATTCTTAGCTGGGTTTGCACGGCGAATCATTGCCGGTAAGTTATCGTATGCATATTTGACCTTTTCTCTAAATAGCCGCTTAGCATCATTTAATGTATGCGCTATCAACGCACATTTAGCGGACTCAAACAAAGCTGCGTCCAACTGAACAATACAAACAAGCGTTGTGAAGCCTAGCTGACGAGCCTTTAGAATAATATTGCGTGTATGCATACCATCGAAGTACTCAAACTGCTCTGGTGTCATTCTAAACTTTACTTTCTTACCTTTTTTATCAGTAATGAAATAAAGATTATTTAGCCTCCAGAATCTATTCTTTAAGTTCTTTTTTAGCTCTTCAAATTGCTGATTTTTTGCAGCCATATTATGACTCCGATGATATTTCTCTCAGCAACTCCGCCATTTGCTCATCCATTGAATGTTCAATTTTCTTAGGCGGCTCCCAACCTTGCATGTCAGCCAATTGTTTAATGGCTGCTTTCGGATCATGAAGCTTTAACTTGATACCGTCTTTACTTGCTGTGAGTTCAGATATTGCCGCTAGTGATTTAGGGTCTTGTAACGCAGAGTCTTTAAATTTCCACACAGCTTGAATAACTGGATTGCCATCATCATCAACGCCCATCTTATGCTCACTGAACTCTACCATTTCTGATACTGAGCTACGCCCGATTGAAGATAGCCGTTCTAGGGCTTCCTCACGCGTCATAATTGCATTGGAAATAGCTACCTCGTTCATTGCATCCAAGAACGATTTAACGTTAGGATTTGTTAGGATTTCACTTGCGCATGAACGTGCTGTTTCTTCCGTCTTAGCCTTGTAGCCAGCCTGTTTGTAGGCATCTGTTTGATTCAGTCCATTTAAGATGCCTAATACGAATTTCTGTTGTAATTTCGTCAGGGCATCAAAAAGAACTTTCTGCTCATCTGTGAGCGTTGGCTTTTTTTGTGCCATAATAAAAACCCTTTTTTAAACGAGGTTAATCACATGAATGATAATTACAAAAAACTAATTGGTATTCCTGATGAACACGATCTAAGGCAAGTTAGCATGGAATGGAAAGGCTCAAGAAAAGGTCAGGATGTCGATTTATATATATTTGAAGAAATTAATAAAAATGGCGACATTGTTGGTAAATATGAAGTTAAATCCTCAACATCCATTTACCCACCATTTAAAACTAATTTATCATATTCAAAAATGTAAAACGCCACAGCTTTAACGCCTGCTAAGTGTAGGCGTTATGTTCTTTTATTCTGCTACTTCCACCACAGGTACATACTCAACACTGCTAATCTCATCAGGTGAAATGTATATCCATGCACCATCAGCTTGTGCTATTGCGATTAAACCATTCGTCACTCTAGGCTCTTTAGTTGTCATCATGCCTTCGTATGTAGTGCCGTCTTTCTTTGTTGCGATTACTGTGTATTTCTTCATATTCCACCCAATAAAAAACCCGCACTTGGCGGGTTTACTTATTTTGTTTTTTAATAAAACGGATAGCTTATCGACTCAGCGCTCTTCCATATGCTATCCCATGCTTCATCATCATAGGCGCTGGGGATGCTATTTGTAGCAAAAAGCATATTGTCCAATTTACCATTAATGACTCTGCTTACTTCAGATACAACGATCTCAACTTGATTATCAACACCGGATTTACTTTTCCCGCGTATAACAATATGGTCACCTTTTTCATAACCATGCATAATCACTGGCTTCTCATCAAGCATTATAACCATTACAGCCATTACTACCTCCAAGTAAAATTAAGATTGGAATGAGTTAAATCGACACAGTTCACTTTATCTTTACCTTTCACGTAAAAATGGTATTAATTTTTTATATTAAAGCAGTTTAATTTTTAGTACTAACGGTTATAGGAATGCCCATTTAGTGTACATGCGTCTAGATTTTCACGTGGTGAGACGCGATTTAGTTCGCAACCATCATCACGCATCACTACGTTACTTTGATCACTTACGGCTTACCCGTCAGCAAGATATGGACCACCTCACTTAATTGCGAAGAAGCCATTAAAAAGCCCCGCTATTGCGAGGCTCGTTGTTGCTGTATCTTTAATTGATGCTAAAATCCAGCTATTACACTCAATAGCAAGTAGTATTACGGAGGAAAGATGAGCCCGACTATAGCAATTGCAAATGGTTTCAAAGAAATTGAATACTTTAATTTATCAAGAAAATTAAAACAAAAAAGAACTCCAAAGTTTGATGGAGCTGCATTTATCGCCAACGTATCTCTTAAGCTCGCTAAACGTCTTGGACTTCGCAAAATAGCGGATGATGGCAGAGCAACATCCGAGTTTGTATTTAGGTTTTCCATTGAGGAAATTGAAGGAAACCACATCAAATACGAGCGCCCTATCGCCATGCAATTGTGCACAAAGGGAGAAAGTACACCTTTAAGTTTTGATGACGAAACTAAGGCAAACGACATACCAATTGATATATTCATAAATCTATTTGATGTTAGTGAAGGTAAAATTACATTAATACAAGAAGTTTCATTTAGTTATGAATATGATGAGCTAAAACCTTCAATTGCCTTTTTACTTAATGATAACTCAAAAAAATATCCATCATCCAGATTTAACAGAGTTCTCCCTATTAGCGAAGCAGGCAAAGTTATTGACTCTGAAATTATTAATATGCAAAACTCTGCTACTGAGTGGATATTGTCAGAACTAGATAACCTTAATTAAGAGCAATTACCGCAGACACTGTGTCATTATGTAATTTTGCAAATACAATGTCTGCTTTTCATTCTCAGCCATCATTTCTCTGAGACGCCAATAATCTTGTTCAGTTGCCTCACTAAGTCGTGCGGAACTTTCATCGCTTCCGCTTTTGGAGGTATTCGCTTCGGGCTTTGGACACTTGGCGTTGACGTACACGCGCTTAGTGCCATTACTAACATCAATACGCAACTGGTCAATTTCAGCTTTTGCATTTGTGAGTTCCGTTGTGTGATTGGTGTCGAGTTCGTGAAGGGAGTTAATGCGCTTTTCGTAGTCTTTGTTGATTTCTACTTGTGATATTAAGTCATTATTAAGCTGTTTGATTTTCTCGTTTTTACTGTTTATCGAGTCACTTAAAAAATAAATAACACCTACCATTGAAGCCAAGATAACAATTAGCGCTTTTTCCGCCCAACTCACAGTAAGCTCCACGCTTTTTCGAATGTAGCCTCATCATACGGTTGTGATCCGTTTTCATGATGAATGATTGCTTTAGCCAGTTTGATTGTGGTTGCTTTATCATCAAGACTGACAATATCAGTAGGCGATACACCCAACTCCTTAGCCACGCCATTAATGTATGCACCAGTGTTGTTTTCATTCGTCGGAGCCCATCGGTTAATCAATCCTGATACAGTTTTTAATCCGTACTTGCGCTGGTAAGTTCGAAGTAATGCGATTAATGCGCGGATACCATAAGCAGGACTTTCGAATCGACAGAATCGAGACTCAATACTTGGGTCATGTGGTAACTGACCTTTCCAATTATTAGCTTTGTTGTAGTCGATGTTACCTGGGTTATTGTTGCGAATTCCGCGAGTTTGCTTAGTCATTATTCACTCCAGCTTTACCTTTAATAATTTTGCTCAACGTTTCTACGCCCCAGTAGCCAATCAGCACACTAGTGAAGTAAGCAAACTCAGGATTCATGCCCATAGCTGCCAGCAAGTCTTTAGCGAACCATCCGAAGAAGGCGCACAGCGCACCATCTAGCAGAGTCTTCTTCCAGCCACCGCCGTTATACATTCCACGCAGTATCGCAACCGTCCCAGCCAGACCAGCAGCGGCCGCTTGCTCTTTTACTGAAGAAAGCCAATTAAGTAGATGGTCAAGCCATTCAGGAGTGTTATTCATACATTTCATACTCACCCCCTACGTTGGAGGAATTTAGTTAATAGATAGCCGCGCACAATCTCTATGCTTCAATTTTCGTTTGGTTGATTAGAATTCTGTGGCGGCGTATTTGGTGCACCGAGACGGGATTCGAACCCATAACCAAGCAATTATGAGTTGCCTGCTCTGCCGTTGAGCTACTGGTGCAAATAAAAAAAGCCGCACTAGGCGACTTATTGAATGTGAACTTGTAAGGGTTGCTTACAGGTTGAATTAGCTGTGGGGACAGGAGCCAATCCCTGCAATCTCGGTATTCGATGCGCTCTACCGCATTCCCAAGTTTCCTATTCCCGAGCATCAGGCCATTACTGGTGCTAACTGGCTTTAGCATTCTCCACAATGGTTAAGATGCGTCCTCCATGCTAAGCAAGGGTGATGTTACTCACCAAGACGCACCTTACCATTATAGAGAAGCCCCTACCGAAGTAGAGGCTCTATTAATTATTTAAACACTCCGAACGCAATAACTAGCGGAGGATAACATAAATATATCAGGTAATAATTTTTTTGCAACTATTTGCATTACTTTTTCTTATTCGAATTTATCATCAATATCCTTTCCATTATTAAGGTCAGTAGTTATTGCCTTATACATCTTTGCCTCAATTATTCTAATGCACCATCTAACCCTATCTCTTGCTTGAGGCATGGTTAATGCCCCGCTAGTGATCTTCATTAAAAACTGAGCGATAGTTTCTATTCTGTGTCCATATACATAATAGTTAACTGCAACTCTAATGAGTGGAGAGTTAGCGCCAAACACCTTAATTAGCATACTATCGACATACCCGCCTAAATCATCAGAACACTTTGGAACTGAACGATGCTTAAGATTTGCGATTATTTGCGAGAGTTTTTTGATAAGCTCATTTCCAGTGTAGCCACGAGAATGAAGCCCTTCGATTATCGCTGTTATTCCATCTGCTGTTATGGCCCCCCGACCAGATACAGATTCCATAAAGCGACCGATTGGGCTTACTTTTCCTTTTTCTTCTAATCCATCATAAGCCCATGAACCCCAGCCACTTAGAATATGGCTAATCCAGACCCTTTCGTGAGGTTCTAGCCCTCTTGTCGGGTCAATGTCTCTTTGCCTCTTAATCAATGCAAGTAATGCTATTTGGTCTTGTGGTAGGTCGTGCTTTGCTGTTACGCAAGTAAAGAATTCTCCGTCATTTAGCTTTAAGAAATAATTAGCCTCTCGAATGGCTTGGTTTTTATCCTTGAAACTACCCAGATAAAACTTATGGCCAAGTCTATTGATCTGGATGCGCCACCGTTTTGTTTTCCTTTCAAAGGATATGCATCTAGCGCCAGATGTATTATTTTTCCCTATCCGCCTATTCCATGAGTTTTGCGCTGAAGTGGCCAGTCTTAGATTTGATAGTCGATTATCTGAAGTGTTCCCGTTGATGTGGTCTATATCATTTTCTGGCCATACACCATGCATATAGAACCAAGCTAATCTATGTGCTGCATACTTTTTGGAATTAACACTAACCCCAATATATCCATCATCACGCATGTAGCCTTTAACTCTGACGCCATTATGCAGATTGCTAGTGAAATTGCCGGTTTCAGGGTTGTATCTAACCTTTTCCCTAATCATTGCTAGCTCTGGATTTTCATCAGGTAATATTCGCTTATCGTAGTGGTACGTGATCATCTTACCTCCGGCAATACTGTGTGGTTTCTTTCGCTTTTTGTGCTGAACATGACGCCAAGCTGTGGGTATAATTCCGCTCGATGACTAGTTTCTACTTTCATTTCGCATCCACTTTTCTGTACCACTGCATAATCAAATTTGAACTGTGACTTTAGATATCTAGTCTCTTCTATTGCTGCTGTTAGGTCAGTGAACATCCTCTATCTCCCATATTGTGATATCCAGTGAACCACCCTTAACTTTCTCGCCACGCTTAATGCGAAAATCATCTATCTGCTCATCGTCATCCCAAAAATTGGCGCGAGTAAGCGAATCGAAAACAGCTTTAGGCAAGTTATCGAGGTCTCTTTTTCGTTTATCTGGGGGATTTGCTGTGATGACTATTTTGATGCGGGAAGTGATTTTGATATCTAGGTTTTGTTGTTCTATGTAATCCGTTACTTGCTTTCGGTAGTTTGTGCCTTTAGGTGATATGTAGTGCCTGCCTCTGCAATGCCGCCAGTACGTGTTATTGCTTGGTGGCCACGGTAATTTGAGGTGATATTCATTCATGTCTTAATCTTCCCCTCGCTCTGCAATATATCCTGAGTTCGCATTACTCCCTCTAGGTGACACTGTTTCGCGTACTCAGCGCCAGTGAGTCGAGTCCTGCGGTCTATTTCGTCATGACAAGCACTACACGCCCAAGCTATAAATAAATCGCTAGGCTTGCATCCTGCGCCGCATAATCCAGCCATTCGATAATGAGCACCTACTACAGTTTCAGAATTACCGTTACACACTCCGGGTATTCTTACTTGGCACTCTCTGCCTTTTGCTTCTTTGCGTAAGTTAGCCATATATCGCCACCTCATAAATTGCTGCTGATGTAGCAACAAGGACAATGATCATGGTTGCGATAAATAATTTGGCTCCGATAGTAAATCTTTGTTGATTCATGGCTTCCTCTTGTTTAGCTCGTGTCTGTTGATGTGCTCTCTGCGCATGTTTTGCAATGAGATTACTAATGCATGAGCTTCGTCTAACTTTTTGTCGATTTCTTTTAGTTTTTCTTCTGGTGTCATCTCTCTTGCTGCTCCTTGAGTTTCATGTATTCGCTTGTATGTGGGATTGTTAGCTGCAATCCGAATTGTGCGCACCACGCTTCGATTTTCGTCATGTACTGATACATATCGCCAGTGTCCAGCTTTGATGTCTGTCTGAGTTGTTCTCTGACGGTTATTTCCCCTGTGACAAAGTTGGTTTGTTCAATTTCTTCATAACCAAGGAATGTAGCTTTCAAGTCACTCTTAACTTTCTCTTCCGTCATCCATGTACGACCACTCTGAATCAGATATTTGCTGATTTCTGAGTACCATTTATGTGAGAGATTGTTTTGAGATAGGCTACGTTTTGGTTTATATACTTTGATTGTGACGCTGAGCTTTGGGTGGGATTTGAGTAGTTCGTTTATGTTGCTATCAAATAATTTTTTGGTTGATTCATGTAAGCAGAAGTTTTCAATATTCATTGATTCCTACTTGAATATTAATTCATTGAGATATAAGGTAATTTACTTAGATGCTAATCCAGTTATTAATTGAGAAGAAATCATGACTGAAGATAAATATTATGACTACCTAGTTATTGGTGGTGAGCACGATGGGCAGGTATTTAATGCCCCTCATGTAAGAGAGTTAAAAGTTCCGTGTGAAAAGCAACCACTACCAAAGTTTTGTTCGAGAGATAGTAAGGCTGAAACTCTTACACTAAAAACTGTTACGTATAAGGTTATTGAGCATATAACTGGCAATGACCTTCGCTATTTCATCGCATCTAATGATGATTTAGATGGTAAAGAAATCGATATCACTCGTAGGATAAATGAATCAGAACCTAGAGTTTCACCAATAAACTAATTTTAGTGTAACCCGCGCATATAGTGGGTTACTCAATCATTAAAATCAATATTCAGTATTTTACTCATATTTACCTTAACCTAATCAGTTCCCTGCATTAGATGCCTCCCGTTGGGTTCTGGCGTATTTAGCGCTGTTTTCTATCGACAGTATTCGAAAGAATGCTTTACCCCGCGGGTAGAACTTTCTTTGAAATCGAATAACTTGAAACATCATTGCGTCATCACAATTTTGGAAATAGCCGAAATCATTCATCATGAATTTCTGTGCGGCTCCGATTCCTTGGTCGGTGTATACTTTGATCAGCTCTGTTAACGTTGTTCCTTTCATCACTCATCCCAATCGTAAATAGGTCTGTATTCACTGCAATATCTATCTAAGCAGCCGTCGTAATCATATGGGTTGTGTTGCCAGCTAATTTTCCCGCAGCATGGACAATTCCACCGTGTTTTTCCGCTACTTCCTTTGCGTCTACGTTGCTTTTTTAGCCATTCAGGAGCTCGCAAGCCTTTGCTTTGCACCATTGAACGAGCATTGAAGTTAGCCAATCGGAATGTGCGTCTTTTCTGTGAATCAGCAATATCGAACGGAAGCCAAACAATGTTATCCATTGTTAAATCAGGAATAGTGAATCGCTTAGCTATTGAAAAGTTTGTTGATGGATAACCGCGATCATTCAACCAGTAAACATCGTTACCATCCCAATCACCTTTCACATATCCAACGTAGTAATTACACTGTTTATCAATAACCGTTTCGTTTGGTATGTACTGGCAATCAACGTGATGTTCAGCAAGTGATAGAACACTTTCCGCGCATACAGGTTGATCAATGCTTCTTCCGTGCTCCCACGCACTTTGCGCTTCCTCTAGCGTGTATACATGAGCTTTGTCGATATCAGTGGCGTAACCTTTCCCGTCCTTGCAATGAAATGATGCGTTGCTACCCACCGTGTCGCGGGTGCATATCATGTAAAATGATTTCATCTAGAAGTCCTTATGATTTGGTGTGTTACTTAACTTGGCTGCGGTAACTTTCCCATCCAAAATTAATCGTTGTCGGGCTGCCCATTCTTAAACGGTCAATAACTCGCTCACCAAGCACCTTTGAAAGTTCCGCGAATGCTAAGTTAGTCAGCACTCCAACAGGCTTTTTGTTTGCCAACCGACGGTCTACAACTTGGAAGATAATCAAATCCTCGTTAAGGTTCCCACGCTGCACACCAACGTCATCAAGTACTAATAAATCAACCTCGCACAGGTCATCGATTAGTTTCGACTCTGAGGTTTTAGCATCCTTCTGGTAGGTTTCACGGACTCGCATCATTAGGTCTGGCAGTGTTGCGATTAGGATGCTCTTACCACGCTGTATGAGGTGATTTCCGATTGCTGCCGCTAAGTGGTTTTTCCCAGTTCCTGCATTGCCGCTAAAGATAAATCCACCAAAATTTTTGCCAAAGTTCTCTGCGTAATTTTTGGCTTTGCGTAATGCGGTTTGCTGTTCAGGTGTGGTGGTTTGGTAGTTATCGAATGTGCAATCAAGATGAAGCGGGTTAATTCCAGATCGGCCCATGATTTTATTCAGTCGTGTAACACGATTTGCATCAGTGATCCGCTTTGAATCAATTTCGCCCTGCTCTCGCTGCCATGCCATGAGTTCTTCAGGCGTTTCAAACTTTGGCTTGATGTGTTCCGGCATCAGTTTTCTAAACCTAGCCAGTGCTTGCATTCCTGTGCTCATCAGAAGTTCTCCGGTATGAATTCTTGGGTTCGGCTAGGTTGTGTAATGCGGTTGGCTTGCTGGTATGGTGATTTTGGCTTAAATAAACCCTGCCATCCATTGGTAATGGATTTATTGATTATTTCTTCAGGTGAAAAACCTAGCTCATAGCACTCAGTAAGTAATTTTATTTGCCCGCTAAATGTCTGCTTGGTTTTAATCTGCTTTTTAATTTCCTTGCGGTACTCAATCCAATTTCTCCAAGTCGTAGAATTTAGCCATTCAGGTATTGGCTCAGCCAATGGATCGAATCCCTGTTTTTTAGGTTCAGATTTTTGCTTAGGGGATATAGGGGTATTAATAGTTTCTTTTTTCTTTAAAGTATTTCTTTTGTGTGTCTCCAATCTAGAGACTTCATTTGTCTCTAAGTTAGAGATATTTTTAGTCTTCAAGTTAGAGACACTGTCTCTAGATTGATTTTTCCACGCTGAAACCTCTTTATTGACTCCAATTTTATTACCCTCAAGAATGAGGTAATTCATTGAAATCAATTCTTTCTTTGCCTTGTTAACGTTCTGTCTTGATAGTCCAGAGACGTCAGCTAATTGAGAATCGGATATACGGTCTACTTTTTTACCAAACCCATAGGTTTTTCTGATAATCGCTAATATCACCCTTAGCTGCCTAACAGTTAAATTACAGCAGGAAAGTGATTCAAGTAATTCATTGGCAATTCTCGTATATCCATCATCAGTATCTGCCACTCTCTTTGTCTCCTGCTGTATCGCAGGGAACTGGAATACTTCCGCTGTATTCGTCATGCCGCCTCCAATTGCTCTCTAGCCAGTAATCCTGCTATCCATTGAATACCTTTAGGGGTAAATTTTGTTTGCGTGTAAGCGTGACCATTGTGAGGATTCTCGCCTGTTTTAACTTCAAATCTGTTGCAATCTAAATGCTCAGAATAAGGGGCGAGTTTTCCAGCTAATGGATACATAATTCTTTTAGCCAACAAGAAATTACGAAAGAAGTTCTCTTTGACTTTTAACAGCTTGCATACCTCACGAAAACCTAGTGAACCAGTAGCTTGAACGTAGCGATCAACAAACTCAGCCTTAGGCGCTGCGATAGCTAATTTCTGTTCAACGATTTGTTTCTGTTCTGCTAGGTCTGCCGCCAGACGTAAAGCTTCTGGCAGCGTTTGAGGGATGAGAGGTTTTTGAGATTCAAGTTCTTGCCAGCGTTTAATAATCGCCATTCTTAACTTGATGCTGTAGCCAGAAATCAAACATAGACATTCTTCTTTGTTGAGTAGAAGCATTTGCTGCGTTCGGTTTTTGGTGTCTGTGTAATCTCCTAACTTTTCAGGAGATTGAATCTCAACCAACATCTTGCGAATGTCAGCCATTACATTGTCGTGTCTCTTTCCTGTTAGGTCTGAAATCTCACGACTGCTCATGGTTAATTCACTATTGTTTACTAAAGTGGTTAATTGGTTCATAATTACCTCGTTACAAAGTAAAAATATTCTGCCTAGTTGGTTGCCGCCTCCTAGGCTTTCGTTTTTTAGAACATTGAAACCTGTTTACTTGCTGGTTTCGCTCTTCGCTTACTTCCTGTTGGCTTCTTGTCTCCATATTTATCTATCCATGTCTTAGCTACGTGATAGCAATCATCAAACATTGCGCCACGCTTACTAGCTTGTGAGCATCTTCTAAAGTGAGATAGACCCTCATCAGCGGCTAATTCCAAAGCCCCCCCCCTGATAACCTGAATCAGTGAGTTTTTTAATGATGTTGCTGAGGATAAATTCATCAGGACTCATTGGTGTTCACCTCCTGTAATGAACCTGTTTTCCATAGCGAAAATTCGGCCATTTGCTTCCACAAAAACCGGTATTCTTCTTCGCTAATTTTCTTTTCACCCGGTAAAACAAAATCAATTACCCCTGCCGCTGCTAATGTCTCGCATAGCTCAGGTATCTTTTCAGTTCTACGAGTGATGGTTGAGTCATGTACGCCTAGTGATTTAGCAATGACTGTTTGGGATGTTGTTCTGATAACTTGATAAGCTGTTGCCACCAAGTGATTTGATACAAACCGATTAAACGATTTGCGTGTGTTTGCATAGTCCATAATTTAATATTCCATTAAATAGATACAGTTAGTCCGTTGCTCACGATCCTGTGAGTGTGTATTGCAGTGCTCTACAATGGCAGAGCTTAAGTTTTGAAAGAGCGAAATTTCTATGCAGCAAGTAGCTTTTGCTGGCTTAGTGTTAGCAAGTCGCTTGCCTTGTACTTGCCGTTTGAAATGGATTGAATGATTTCTGCATAGTTTGTTTTCCCAAAAAACTCTGTCTTTGGAAGAAAACCATTAGCAATCCATTTATAAACAGCTCGTTCACTTACACCGCATGCCTTTGCAACTTCTGCAACGCCAATATCTTTAATTGGCTCCTGAATGTTTTGCATGTTGATATCCTTATTTGAACTTTCAGTACATATATTAGTTGAACTGACAGTTCCTTTCAACCTGTTTATTATTGAACTCATGGTACAAATGAATAATGTGCGTGAAAAATTCGCCAGTCGGTTAGCACAAGCCGCAAAAGATGCTGGCTATAGCGAACATGGAAAGGCAACTGAAATTGCTGAAAAGCTAGGTTTAACACCTAAAGCCGTAAGTAAGTGGTTCAATGCTGAGTCCATTCCTCGTCAAGATGCGATGAATAAACTTGCAGAATTACTGCGAGTGGAAGTCGTGTGGCTACAACATGGTGAATTAGCAGGATTTGATTCTAACGTTTCCAGTCCTAGACCATATAGACCTGCACCTAAATACCCTGTAATTAGCTGGGTTCAAGCTGGATCATGGAACGAAGCGTGTGAGCCTTACACGTTAGATCAAATTGATGAATGGTATGAATCAGAAGTTCATGTACAAGGTGCTGCATTTTGGCTGAGAGTTGAAGGCGACTCAATGACTGCATCATCAGGACAAAGTGTGCCAGAGGGATCGCTAGTATTGGTTGATACAGGTAGAGAGCCAATAAATAACAGTTTGGTGATAGCGAAACTTACTGATTCAAACGAAGCCACATTCAAAAAACTAGTTATTGATGGCGGTCAGAGATTCTTAAAAGGCTTAAATCCCGCGTGGCCTATAACGCCAATCAATGGAAACTGTAAGATCATTGGTGTAGCTGTTCAGATGATGATGAAGTTAGTTTAGTGACCTGACGACACGTTTCGATGACACATAGATTAAGGAATACAGAATGCCGGAACTCATTTTTAATTTTAAAAATTATCCCATAGTTTTTGTCGGATCCGGCATATCAAAAAGATACCTAAAAAACTTCCCTAAATGGGATGGTCTACTAGAGGAATACTGGGACAAAATAACGGATAATTCTAATGATTTTTATAATTATCTGAATAAACTAAAAAAAGAATATCAGGATAATTATACAGATGAAACTAATTTGAATCACAAGATATACACTGAAGCAGCCTCTTATATTGAAGAAAAATTCAATGATTTATTTAATGAAGGTGTCATCACCTTAGATGGTTTAACTGCAAAAATAGTATTTAGTGAAAGAATTTCACCATTTAAATATTCACTGTGCCAAAAGTTCTCATCACTAGAGTTAAGGGATGATATAGATGAGGAAGAATTCAAATCATTTAAAAGTTTTTTAAAAAAAGCAAAAATGATTGTTACTACTAACTATGACCCATTTATAGAATCTCTACTCATAGAGCAATCCGTCACACCTAAGATATATGTAGGTAACGATGGTTTTTTTGATGACACCGTCGGGTGGAGTGAATTGTATAAAATTCATGGCGATGTTAACAACCCTCACTCAATAATTATAACAAAACAAGATTATGATTTTTATGATGAAAAATCGATACTGATAAGTGCAAAAATATTATCTAACATGATAAAGAACCCAATAATGTTTATGGGATATTCACTTTCTGATCGTAATGTTAGAAAGCTTCTATCTGACTTTTCATCTCAATTACCTAGTGAAGATGATAGAGTCTCAGCTGAAAGAATAATCTTAATAGAATATAAAAAAAATGAGCAAACTGTTTTAAAGAAACACGTCACAGATCAGCAACTAAAAATTAGCTACACCTCTATTGAAACCGATAATTATAAAGCAATCTATGACGATATATTACTTGTTGATGAGGGGCTTTCCCCTTATGAAGTGCTCAGGTATCAGCGAGCAATTAAAAATCTAATTATAAATGAAGGTGAGAAAGGGAACCTAGACACACTACTAGTTACACCAGCAGACCTTGACCAATTGGAAGAGGCTGTAAAACAAGGTAGGAACCTAGTTGTTGCTCTTGGTGACAAAAAGTACGTATCAACTTATATAGATGAAAACCATTATATTAATGATTACATTTTAGATAAAAATGAAATATCAAATAAGACAGCAATAAAATACTTACTTGATGTAAACTCCACCACTAGAGTCCCATTTTCAAGACTAATACAGTCGTGTAATTTCAATAAAATTGAACTTAAATCTAAAGAAGTAAAAAAACTAAACAACCGAATTATGAGACACGGAAATCTTGATAATATCATACGGGCAGTAAATTTAGATAAGGTGAACTCACAAAAAAAATTCTCCTCTATCGATGAAATAAAAAATGAAAAATTCAATAAATTCAAAGAACTAACAATAGCAATTAAGAACATAAAGAATATAGAGATAAATGAACTAACCCAATACGTCAAAAATGTAGCAATCCCTTTATTTAATGATGTCAATACAGATGAAAATGTAAAAACAGAACTAAGAAAACTATTTTTATGTTTTGACTTATTACTTAACGGTGATGTATCTCAAATTACGTATAATAAAAAATGATAAAGCCCAGAATATTCTGGGCTTTATCATTGACCCCATATGGTGGTGGGGTGCTTCCCTACCAGAGCGAAGCGTGCAGAAATAGTACTTTTCGACTTTAAATTTGTCAATAGCCCTCCCCTCGAGGGCTTTTTTTGTGCCCGTAATTCCCCTCCAGTGTGATTTTCCTCGTAAGATAAATAATTTTCGAAAATAAATTCCGTTTAAATTCAACGAAATAATACTTTTAGTTCCATTTTTACCTCTATTTTGTACTTTTGGTTCTTTACTTTTGTGAACTATTGGTTCAATATATAACTCATCGAAGGCAAGGAGCCATAGATAAACAGGATGTTCGCTCTTTTACAAATTAACTCCCGCCATTGTGGGAAAGTTTCAAAACTCCAAGTGAGTATTGGGATGCTGTAGCGCAGTGTGAATCGAAAGTGAACTACTCGCGATAGTCATGACGGTTGCGATGTCGTCGCTGATAAGTTTATTGAGTGCGCACGATATAAATGGAAAGCGACTAAAGCTTAGCGCGCCACACACGAGTGTGGAGGTCTCCTGAAGAAGGACAGCATCACCAATACTTACTAACCGAGGGTAAACCATGCAACAGATTACTTACTTACCGCGCACTGGTAAGACAAATTCAAAGATGCGTCGTTATGCAGCCAGAGGTGAATTAATGGCACGTAAAGCAGCAGAGGCAGCAAGTCGTGGTCGTACAACTGAGGAAATATTTGATTCAATCATCAAGCCAGTAGACGAAACCGATGTACTGGCCAACTTAATTATCGGGATAAAAGACATACCCGATGTACAACGCAAGCAACAACGGATACGCAAGCCGATTATGAGTGATGGAAGCATCACAGCAAGGGGATAGATATGGAAGACGATATCGAAGAATTCGACGAGCATCCAGACGATGACATGAGTCAATATCAGGACTATCCGTATGAATATGACTATTGACACTAACGAATGGTGTGGACAGTTCAAAAAATGCAAAGGCTGCAAACTTGATGCGGAGTGCATGGTTAGGCCGGAGGAAATGGCTCTAGTGAAGGAAAACGGAGTAATTATTGATAAATGGGCAATACGAACTACTGCAATGATAGCAAGAGAGCTTGAGAATCAGAAAAGCATGCACAGTTAACTAATTACAGTCCATCAAGGTGGGATGTGGTGAGTTGACTAATAGATAGGAGAGGGCTACTTAGATTTAAGCGAATCAACGCAACTTATTAGCGCGTTAGCTGCATCAATTTGCTCATCGTTTATTGATAGATATATTTTATCTTTAACCATGTCATCTACACTAACATGACCATATTCATAACTTAGTATGCGAATAACACCGTAACTATAACCAGTCAAAGATGCTTCATTTTTCACATCTATTGACCTTGTCATTTTTACACTCAATTTCTTTGTGTCATATATGTCATTTTTTAGCTCAGTAAAGTAAATATCCTTACACTCAACAGAGAATCCTTTCTCACCACTAGAGTCTGGCGTAAATGACATACAAACATCATCAGGCTTGCACTGATTAGCAGCCATTACAGATGTAGAGAATGAGAGCGCAGCAACAGTAATTAGTTTCATAATCATAAATCCATTTATTTAAGTTAAATGGAGTATACCAGCATTTTAGTTAATAACGGAGGGAGTATGACAGATAAAACAGAAGCTAAAGAGTTGATGTTGGCTGATATCTCTTTTAGAGATTATTTAGCGGCTGAGGCTATGAATGCAATGATTAGTACAATACCGCTACCATGGTCTTTAAGGGAGCAATACGAAGGTGACTTCTATGATACAGCACAATCAGCCTACAAAATGGCAGATGCAATGTTAAAGGCTAGGGGGTGATATGGAATTTAAAGGTACGCCAGCGCCGTGGATAATTAGCGATAGCGGGCACTCAATAATGGACTCTGAGCAGTTTATTTTTGCCGATGTTCGCCGTCATGCAATTTTATGTAGGTGGCACGAAAAAGGATTTGAGTACTGGGATGATGAAGGTGCAAGCAAGGATATTGGAATTGAGACAAAACAAGCCAACGCCAATCTAATCGCAGCAGCACCAGAGTTATTAAAGGCTTTACGTGAGTTAATTCAGACTCATGAATATTCGCTTAGAATTGGATATGAAAGAATTATCGAACTTGGTGGTGACTGTGACTCGCCAGAACTTATGATTAATAAAGATTCATCACTCAACAAAGCCAAAGCAGCAATCGCAAAAGCCCTCGGTCAGCAGTAGCCCACCACTTAATCATTCATATCGCTATTAATAGTGAGGAATACGCACATAAGGAACATAGGAAATGGCAAATGATAATAACGGCTGGATTCGTTGCGATGAGCAACTGCCATTAGCTAATAGGCGAGTCCTTGTTACAACAATATATGGACATGTTGTTGAGGCGATACGATTAAAAGGAAATTCATTTAATAGATATGGCAAGGAGGTGGCAGCAACTCACTGGCAAGACTTACCTGAACCAGCAAAAAAAGGAATAGGAAATGGCAAATGAATTAGTAGTAATTGAACAAGCAACGGCGCTGGATTTATTCACAGCGCCAGAAAAAGTAAATCAGATGCTAGCTCACATTAAAACGCTGGCAGAAGAAGAGCAAAAAGAACTCGACGGTGATTTGTCTGTAGCTAAAAACCGCAAGGCATTCGCGTCACTGGCATACAAAGTTACTCAAACAAAAACAGCCATTGATAAGGCTGGCAAGTTGGTTGTTGATGACCTGAAAGAGTTACCAAAGAAAGTAGATGCAGCACGTAAATTGTTCCGCGATGAACTTGACTCACTGAGTGATGGGATTCGCAAGCCACTAACAGAGTGGGAAGAACAAGAAAAGGCTCGAGAAGAAGCTGAGGCGCTTAAAAAGCAAATCGAGGCTGACCACGAAGAAGCCTTGCAGATGAATGAATTATTTGATTTACGCAAAGCCGAAGCGGAACGCCAGCGTATTGCACGCGAAGAAGAAATGAAACGGCAAGCTGCGGAACAGGCAAGATTAGAAGCCGAACGCAAAGCGCAGCAAGAAATTGAAGCAGCAGCACAGCGTGAGCGTGAAGCAAAAGAAGCCGCCGAACGCGCAGAGCGTGAAAAGCAGGAAGCTATTCAACGTGCAGAACAAGCAGCAAAAGAAGCCAAGGAAAAGGCTGAACGTGACGCTAAGGAAGCTCAGGGACGAGCTGAGCGCGAGAAACAAGCAGCTATCGAGGCTGAGCGCAAGAAAGCTCTTGAAGTTGAACAAGCGCGATTAGCAGAAGAAGAACGCAAGCGCAAGGAAGATGCGAAGCGTCAAGAAGATAAAGAACATCGCCGCAAGTACAACCAAGAAACATTGCAAGCATTAGTCAGTAACGGATTTGACGAAAAATTAGCAACTGAATTTATTAAGCTAGTTGCAGGTAACCAAATCCCCCACATGACAATGAATTACTAATACCCACAGCACCAACACCAGAACCTAAATAACAATCGCTATCAATCGATAAGTGAGGGATTTCTTATGCCAAAAATTAACGAATTGAAACGTCAGGAACTCAGCTATCGACTGAATAGCGAGAGCTTCAAGGATGAAGTTAAAAACAAAATTAAGTGGGATTGGGCGGCTTTCATTGTTGCCTTAATCATGTTCATGGCACTGATACCGAGGTGGATATGACAATTAGAATAGAAGTAACTGGGTATAAGCCAGAAATAACATGCAGGAATAACTTTTCGCTAGCCATGGAAGGCTACGAACTAAAGTCGCTCACTGGCGAATCAAGTGTGATTTTTGGTGCTATGGAAAGCCCATTTACTGATGTTGTTGATTATGCAGCTAGCAACGGAATGTTAGACGAGCTAATTCAAAAAGCGATCGAAAAGAAATGCAAGGAGGCGGCATGAGAATTCAAATATATAGCCCTGACCCTAAGTTTGATATTGGAGAAATGGCTATTGATATTTACAACGAAATTGACGGAGAGGAACTTCGACAATTATCTGAATCAACTAAGGACAGGATTCTAAAGAAAATACAGGATGTATTGGAAGAAAGGCTAATCCAATGAAAGAGGGAATTTATTACAACATATCAAATGAGGACTACCACCATGGATTAGGTATTAGTAAATCACAGTTAGATGATATAGCGGTAAGTCCGGCGTTTTATAAATGGAAGAAAAACGCCCCTATCGACACGGAAAAGTTGAAAGCTTTAGACATGGGAACCGCCCTGCACTGCTTATTGCTTGAGCCTGACGAGTTTAGCAATAGATTTATTGAGGCTCCAGAATTTAACCGACGTAGTAACGACGGGAAGAAGGAGGAAAGAGAATTTTTAAAGGAGTGTGAAAAAACAGGGAAAATCGTAATGGATTACGAACAACATAGGAAGTTAAAAATAATGAGAGAAAGTGTCCTAGCACACCACGCAGCAAGATATTTCCTTGAAGCTGATGGTCACTGTGAAGCATCGATTTACTGGACTGACTACGATACTGATGAGTTATGCAGGGTTAGACCGGATAAAATACTGACTCAGCAACCAGTAATTATCGACGTAAAAAAGGTTGCTGACATGAGTCGCTTTGACAGACACATAGAAGAGTTTCGATATCACGTACAAAACGCAATGTATCAGGAAGGTTATTTGCGACACTTTGGAGAATCCCCTGTATTTCTATTTATCGCAGTTAGCGAAACTATTGACTGCGCTCGTTATCCCGTTCACGTCTATGAGCTTGATTCGTCAGACATTGATGTTGGATTTAATCTGTTCAAACAAAACCTACAGACATTTCACGAGTGTCGCATCAATGATGATTGGGGCGGCATAGAGCCAATTTCACGCCCTGATTGGGCTAGAAGGAAAGACTAATATGTCACAAGAAATAACAACAATTGATGCGGCTCACGAGGCTGATACATCCACGGCTATTTTTAGTCCGTCCGGCTTACAAAAGCTACAAGCGTTTGCGGAAGTTATGGCGCTTGGGGTTGCGACAGTGCCTAAACACCTAGCAGGAAAACCAGCGGACTGTTTAGCTGTGGCGATGCAAGCTGCGCAGTGGGGGATGAATCCTTATGCTGTTGCTCAAAAGACACACTTGATTAACGGAGTGCTTGGATATGAAGCTCAGCTAGTTAATGCAGTGGTTACAAGCTCAAGAGCTGTAACAGGTCGCTTTCATTATAAATATGGCGGAGACTGGGAAAGAATTACTGGAACCAAAAATAAATCAGATGAGACTGGGCTATTTGTTCAGGTTGGCGCAGTGCTTAATGGTGAGTCAGAAATTACATGGGGAGAGCCTCTGTATATGTGCGATATCACCACTAGGAATTCCCCGTTATGGAAAACAGCACCTAAGCAACAAATTGCATACTTAGCTGTTAAATATTGGGCTCGTCTATATTGCCCCGAGGTTATTTTGGGTGTTTACACGCCTGACGAATTTGATTCAGAGCCGCGAGTCTCCAGAAATGTAACACCACAAACCACAAAACAATCACTCAATAATCTAATTAACAATAAGACCACTGAAGATAAGCAGGCTGACGCTAGAACACCTGAGCAGATTTTAAGTGACTTTGAAGGCGTGGCAAATGATGCAAGATGTGTCGAGGAGTTAGATAAATTATATAAATATGCAGCTAAGGTGCTAGCTCATAACGATGAAGAGTTAAGTAAAGCAACTGATGTTTATCAAATACGCAAGGAAGAATTAGAAGGAGTTATTGAGCATGGCTAGTCGTGGAGTAAATAAGGTAATTCTCATTGGTCACTTAGGTAATGAGCCTGAAATCCGTTATATGCCTAACGGCGGAGCTGTCGCTAACCTGACTCTGGCAACCTCTGAAAGTTGGCGTGACAAGCAATCAGGTGAAATGCGCGAGAAAACCGAATGGCATAGAGTGATAATTTTCGGAAAGTTAGCCGAAGTTGCAGGCGAATATCTGAAAAAAGGCTCACAAGTCTATATCGAAGGCTCTTTGCAAACCCGTAAATGGCAAGACCAAAGCGGTCAAGACCGATACACAACAGAAGTAGTGGTAAATATCGGTGGTACGATGCAGATGTTAGGCGGCAACGGTGGTAATCAGGCAGGAAGCCAGCAACCAGCGAGACAACCTCAACAGCCACAGCAACAAGCACCTCAGAATGAGCCACCGATGGATTGGGATGACTCAGATATACCATTCTGACCCACCCCTATGTAATTTAACCAAAGGATATAACATTACTAAGTACAAGGATGCAAACAGGAGATAGATATATGGTGATGTACATTAAAATTAATGAGCATGATGTGATAGAAGTTGGTAAATACCGAGACTGCTTAGAAATAGGATTTATTGATGAGCGATGCAACTGTGGCGATGGGACATGCGAAGCCAAAGTTCACAGAGCTGAGTATGTGAATATTCCAACTAAGCAAGTGCCAGAATTAATTAAAGAATTAATCAGACTATATCCAGATTGGGATGATGATTAATTTAACTCGCAGGGATGCAATGAAGAGGAATGAATAATGGCAATAGTTCAGTATTACGTTGACGCAGAATCGGTAAATATGGAAACCGAACTATGCGAAATAACCGATGATGAAAAGTACACGCTTGATAATAACAGCTATGAGAAAGACTCCAGCGGAGTTGACCTAGAGTGCTGCGTAAGTGATTGCGCGGAAGATTACCATAATAATCATGACGGCTGGGAGGATCCGTGGCCAGTGTGCTTTATCGTTTGGATTGACGATGTATGCAAAGGTAAGTTTAGCGTTGAGTGTGAGTTTAACCCTGTATTTTCAGCTAAAAAGGTGGAGTGATGGATAAATCAAGGCAGCAATTTGAAGATACCATAAAGTCACTTAGCGACCCGTCAGAATTTGAATCAAAACTTAAACGTGCAAATAACGGATTAAATTACGCTGACCGTGACGTTGATTTAATGTGGATTAGCTGGCAAGCATCACGCGCGAGTTTGGAGTTTGAATTGCCAGAGGGGTTTGGTGTGCATGAAGTTTGGTGCTACACGGCAGTTTCAGTTGAGAACGAATTAATCAGCAACGGAGTGAAAATAAAAAATGAATAATGAGATATTAGAGTTAGCGGAAGGTCTAGAAGTAATTGAAGATGTATTAATCAAAGATGGTCAAACACATAAACAGATTGAGTTAAAAACACTAGTTAAATTATGTGAGTATATTAAAAAAATAAATAAATTGCAGCCTGTAGCTTGGATGTACCCTGTATTTCATGATGATAAAATGCAATTCACAACTGATGCGGTTACATCTGAAAATATAGATATTCATTTTCAATCTCATGGTTCGCCATTTAAAGTAACCCCACTCTACCGTTTAGATTAAATAACCATGCAAATAATCGGATATGTATTACTCATGCTAATACAGGGTTCTGCTGTGCCTGTATCTGAGCAAATATACACACAGCAAGAATGCGAGAGCCG